TGAAGAAAGCAAGTAACTGATCGTAACCGCTATAGATATTGTTATGGCCTTTCATGGCATAAGCTCGGAATGTTTGTGGAATATACTGCAATAGACCACGTGCAGGGTTACCATTACGTGTATTGATATCTCGCACCAATGGAGATTGTACGATGTTTTGATTACCACCAGACTCACGATGAATTTGTGCAATAATACCTTGAATATCGTACTCAGTAATCGCTTCATTCATACGAGCAGCAGCTGCAATGATTGTAGATCTCCATCGTGCAGCACCTTTTCCCGCTGGTCCTGTTGTGCTGCTTCCACCTTCAAACGGATTCAATTCTTTAAACTTTCTCTTTAGAAGGTCTACACCGCCGTCTTTGACTTTACTTACACCTTGATTCAAAAATTCTGCAAGTGAGCCATCTATCTTAGGAAGTGTTAAATCCAGAGAGCTTAATACTTTATCTAATAGCTTCTTAGGATTTGAAGCATATTCCCATACATCACCCACTATATCGCCCACTTTTTGAGCTCCAGCAACCACTTTATCTTTTCCTGCTACAGCAACTTTTTTAGTAGCTTTCCCAGCAGAAACGGCTTTGTCTTTTGTCCACTCACCAATAGCTTTTGCACCATTAGAAAAGCGATTCAACCCGGTTTTGTAGTGAGGTACTATACTCTTTAATGCTTCTTTGGTTTCTTTTCCGTTCAAGATTTCTGTACCTTTTTCTCCGTAGTAGAGTGTATCTTTAGCGGGGCTTAACGTCATTGTTCCATCTGGAAAACGGATAAGTTCCTCTTCACCACCATCACCAGCAATGAATGGTCCACCTTTATGAACACCACCACGTTTAAACTCAGGGATATTAAGTTCAGGAATTAAGTTTTTCTCGACACCCATTTTCTTTAAGATGGCGTTAATACCCTTTTGTGTAATAGTGTTAATGACTTTTTCTAATCCTGTAGCCATTCGATTACCAACAGCTTTTACTCCATCCTCCACTTTACTAGCCATTGATTTCAGTCCATCACCAATACGTCCAGGCAATTTTTTGGCAGCTTCAACCAGTTCATTAAAAATACTTGTCACTTTGGTTTTTATAGAATTAAAGATTTCTATTGTTTTATTTTTGGCTGTATTCCATCCATTTTGGATGTTATCAACGATGTTTCGTACATAGTTAGACACTGATTTAACAATATTTTCGAATATAGTTTTAATTGAGTTCCACAATGCGTTAAAAATGGATGAAGTGATTTTCAATGCATTAGACCAAGCTGTTTTAATGGCTAAAACCGCTAAATCTAGGGCTAATTTCAAGATTGATTGAATAATAGACCAAGCCGAGCGGAGAATTTGCTGTACCGCTGACCATGCTCCTTTCCAGTCTCCTTGAAGAATTGAGCTAAAAAGACGAATCGCGCCAATGATAATATTTAAGTTGTCTTTTATAATGGACATTAAAACAGGAAATACCTTCTGCACGATTTTTAAAATAAACTCAATAGCCGGAATAAGAACATTTGTAATAATCCCAGCCACTAAACTTAGAAGATTAACTACGATTGGCAGAATGGACTGGACAATTTTTAAAACCATAGGGAAAACCAACTGAGCCACTTTTAAAATCAACGGAAGCAATACATTAACCAATTGTAGAATGATAGGAATAAGCATCTGGAACAAGCTAACGATAATTGGTAAGACAGATTGAACAATTTTCAACAAAACAGGAAATACTAGCTGTGCAACTTGAAGAATTAAAGGTATTGCCATTTTAGCTAATTCTAGAACAATAGGAATCAAGCTACCTATTAACGTAATAACTACAGGTAAAACAGTAGAAATAATCTTTAAAATTAGCGGGAACACCTCTAAAAACGCATTAATTAGAAGCGGTAATACAGTGGATGCAATATCAAAAACCGCTGACCATATTGTTTGTTGAACGTCCATCCATAAAGAGATAAGCTCTGTAATAAGGGGAAATACCAATGGCGCCAATTCTGCCATAGCTGAACCAACTTGAGTAACTGTTTCATTTACTACAGGAGCCAGTTCTCCGAACGCTTTTCCTGCCTCAGTAAAGGTAGGTTTTAGATCTGAGAAGCTTTGTTTAATAACATCTACTGTCTTTTTAAACTCTGGTCCAAGTTCTTTAGCCATCTCAGCAAAACTATCTTTAAATACTTGAATGATGGGTTGGAGGGCAGATATTACACTGTTTAAAGTATTCCCGAGCCCTTCCCAGGTTTGTTTAAAGAAATTTGCTACATCTGTATTCGTTTGAGATAAGCGATACAAGAAGCCAATTAAGCTCACAATTCCAGCAATAACTAAACCTATCGGACCCGTTACACCCATTAAAGCTAATACCATTCCCGCTAAAGCTGGAGCCACTAATGAAGCTGCACCACCTAAGTTGGTAAATGCAAACTTTAATTGTTCGACAAAACTATTACCGAATAACTGAGCAACAGATGAACCCGCTTCTATAAAGAATGTTTGAGTAGTAGCTACAGCCGAGTCAAACCCCTCTTTTAAAGCTGGTCCCCACTCACTTATTTTATTGCTAAGGGATTCACGCATCTTGTCCGTGGATGTTAATGCTTTGTCCCACATTTTTGAAGTCACATCACCTATTACAGAGGCTGCTACTACTACACCTTCTTTAATGGCTGACCACGATTGATCTACTACATTTCGGAATGTTTCAGAATGCTTATAAGCTGCAATAATACCGACCGTTAATCCAGCAAGCAATGCAACAACTAATCCAATTGGGTTTGAGAATAATGATAAATTAAGTAATGTTTGTGCTTTTGTCCATAATTGGGTTAGCACCATTGCTCGTGTCATTGGGTTTAATAACCCAAGAATCCAAGTAGCTGCAGATGAGAACATCATGGACGCTTTTAATGTGACGAAAGCGGTAGCTAATCCATAAACAAGCGGGATAAAACCTTCCCATTGTGTAAATCCCTTGGTCATTTCTGTTAACTTAGCAATAAAGCCCGTAATGCCAGAAAGAGCAACTAACATCACTTGGCCGAAAGGAGCTAGTATCATCATGATATTCTTGAGAATATCCCATAAGTTGCCCATAAACTCTAAGAATATTGGCGTATTGGTATTTGAATACTCAAGGAACGTCCTGAAACTCTCGCTTTCTTTTAAGCTATCAGCCCATTCAGAAAACCGCTTTGTTAAATTAACCAGCCCTTTTTCCATCCTGATACCTTCATCATTAAAAGCAACCATTAGATTACCCACACCACGTAATATGTAACCGAATGATTTACTCCAAGCTTCTAATGCAGGTCCCGCTCGCATAGCTAAGAAACCAAAGAACGATTCAACATCTTTGGTTTGAAGCGACTGGTCAAAACTAGCAATGATATTGCCCACAGATTCAACAGATGCATCAATAACAGGTGTAAACATCTCAAGTACACGTTGAAGAGTTTTTAAACTGCTTGTGAAGATATCAAATACAGGACGTTCAAACTGTTTTCGTAGCCTTTCGAAGTACGTTGTGAAGTCATTTAAAGCATCTAACGTTCTCCTTTGTTCATCTGTTAAAGCTTCTTGTAAGCTTTTAAGCTTCTCCATGGCTTCGATACGCTGTTTTTCTGTCGTAGCATTATCTAACTTCTCTTGCGCTTTATTAATCGCATCCTGGGCGTCAAAGATACCAATTAAAGATGGAATTGCTACGGTTGCAAAACCAGCCACACCAGCACTAGCAGCACCAAATGAAGATACAAGACCCATGGTTGCAGTAGTTACGCTAGCAATAGCCGGAACCGCTGCAGGAGCCAAACCAATAAGACTTAGCTTTAAGGCTCTTCCTACAGTCGTTACATCCATTACAGTTTCACGAAGACGATCTAATGCATGCTCTGAGTTACGAGAACTGCTTTCTATGTGTATTAAGGTATTATTGGTATTTTGTAAACTAGTGTCTAATTCATCTGCTTCATTGCGTAAATGATTAGCACTGTTTCTTACGTCATCTAATCCATTACTAGCACGTTTTGCATCATTAGCTATCGTAGACAAGCCATCATTATTCAAAGAATCTAATTCCCGCTCCACGTCATGTATAGCTGCTTCTAATGCATTCATTTCTACAATTCCTTCAGCGGTCATAGATGCTAGTTCTTTTTTAGCTTTACCAATCGCTTTTTCAACATCTTTTATGCTCTTCTCCCCGATAGAACCTGTCTCTTTAAACTCTTTTTGTGATGCTTTAAGTGTGCGGTTTAATTCATGAAAAGATTTATTATCACCAGCTTTTTCAATCTGCTTTTCAACATGAGTAATCGTAGCGCTTAATTTTTCAAAGCTTTTATTAGATCTATTAGTGGTCTTTTCTGTTTCATCCCCAATACCTGCAACTTCTTTACGAACAGCACGAGCAGCAGTACGCAATCCAGCCATCGTAGCAGTAAAAATGGCACGCATTTCACGAACTGTACCAGACATCTATTCTCCTCCTTCCTTTTCAAAATCCCATGCCATGTCTTCTTTCTTCAGCTCTTTCACTTCTTCTTTTGGCCGTATAGACTCTTCAAACTTCTGACGTATCCTAAGTGCTTCTTGATTATCTTGGATAGGGTGAGAGTGAACCATGGACAAGTAACGAATATAACGTTCAAATTCTTTTTCTTTTTGTTCCGCTTCCTCTGACTGCTTCAGCAACTTCATATGCATAAGAGCTTCTCCAATGGGCGTTTGCATCACCTGAGCTCGACTTCCAAGGATAGGAGACAGTTTATAAATAATGGCGCAAATCATTTCTTGGAAAGATGTTTGTAGATTTACTGTTTTCGATTCACTCTTTCTACTAGTCCCTTGAAGTTGAACTTGCTTTTTGTTAGTTCCAAAGACTTTTTTGCTGTTTCGATAATCTCCTCAACGTTGTTCTCTTCTAGAACCGCATTATAGACCTGAAAAATGTCTGCTAGTTCTTGCTCTTCTAAGATTTTTTTATCAATACGGCTTAATGTACTTAGTATCTCTAGTACTTGATTCGGTAATTTGACAGCTAACGTAGGAAGAGCAGCGGTTGCCTTGTCTAGAATAGCCATTTCTGCCTTTTCTACAGCGGCTTTATCTGATTCATTCACTGGACGACTGAACGAATTAAACAACCCTTTTAAGTCAGCATCACCTTTCACTTCTTTGACTACATCTGTAATGACAGACATTAACTGTGTTAACTGAACAAATTTTGCTTTTCTTATAACGAATGTTTTACTTGTTACAACTAAATCGTCATTTTCAATACTTTCAATTTGTAATGTCACTTGTTTCGGCATCAAGATTTCCTCCTCAAAAATAAAGAGGACTCAACTAAGAGCCCTCCCGCTATCTTTTATTTTATTAAGGTGTTACTACTGCATTAGGATCAACTGGACCACGATAGAAAAAATTTCCTGGTTTTGAAGCATCCATGCCATCACGAGGATACATATTTAATTCAATTTGAACATTACCTTGTTCATTTGCAAAGCTACGGTTAAATTCACCGTTAGAAGCCATTTTATAAATAACAATATCTTTTGACTTATCAGTCGCTGGTAATGAACGAGGATGAATCCTAACTTTTTTAGCTTTCTTACGTAGTGATGTACCGATTTTAGCATCCATTAACCCAACTACCTCACTATTTGTGGTACTTGTAATATCTTCTGAGGAACTGAGGGCTAATTTCATCATTTGAATTTTATCTTCAGCAGCTACAATCAAAACCCTACCTGTATAACCTGTTACAACTTCGTCATATACTGATTCACCGAAGTCTGCGATTTTAACTTCTTGTAGAATTGGTGTCAATGTTACTTCTCCACCGTCTGCTTGGAAGTTAGCTGCACCATCAAATGTAATGGCTTCAGCCCCCTCACCAATTGTAATATCTGCTAATCCGAAAGGTACTTCAACTTTTTCCGCCACAACTATTCCTCCTTTAAATTGACTTGCAAGTTTAACGAATACACCATGACATCATCAATAACGCCTAACCTTATAGGTTCATTTGCTTCCATAAGAAAAACCCGATATGATATATCGAGTTCAGGAACATACACACGATCTACTGATGAGAGGTGTAATATTTTATATAAGCGGTGTGAAACAACCTCCGCTTCACTCCAATTCTTTGTTCGTATATAGAACATGTATTGAGGATAGCGGATATGCACCTCGCTATTTTTGTTTCCAGGAGTGCCACCTTCATAAAACACAGTTCCTGTATCAATTGGATTACTATAAAAGTCTACAGTCCATGTAAGATGAGGAGCTACTTCTTTTCCTTTATCCATTAGGTATTCTTGAATCACTCTTCCATCACCCGCTTTAGAATACGGTCAAGCATTAGGTTATAATCAGGTGTTACAGCATTAATAGCATTAATCATATACTTACGACCAGGAGTAAACCCACGCCAATTACGCTTTGTTCGCGTTCGTTGCCCGCGACCGTTTACGTAATAGTGAGGAAAAGCAGAGCCATCGTCATACTTAGTATGTGAGCCTTTGCGATATGGCTCTTCATGTCTCCTCCATGCGTATTGAGAACTTGAGCCACCTTCTAAAATAATCCGGTCACCTACCCGCTTTGCTCTATCAAAAGAAATAGAATCTTCTAAGCTGCCCTCATCATGATGAACTAACGCTTTTGCACCTTCCTCTACTAATAACCCAAATTTACTGTATTCCTCTATCGCTATACGTTCAAATCTTTCTTCCATACCTTCAAAGAATTGCTCAAATTCCTTTAGCGTATCGCCCCATTGAATATTAATTTCGTCTTTCTTTACCAATGTAGACTGTTCTCCAATATACTTTGTCTCCACCGAAATTCAATGCTTCTTCCATTGACACAACACGATCCTTAACTACTTCACCAAAATCGTCTGTCCATTGTATAAGGAATCCATAACCAATTTTAGTTGTAGGTGGTAAGTCAACTTGTAAAGATGCTTCGTAACGGTTTCCGTCAGTACCTTCAATCACTTTAGTTGTATAGGCGACACGAGCTTTTGACATCGTTTCTACATAACCTGTAGGTTGCCCAAACTTATTAGGCTCCTTTGGTTCAAATACAATGACATCTTGTTTCATGGGTGGTTTTGGCATCAAACTAGCCTCCCAACACGAGCCCCGCTTCTTTTTTCCGTAGACATCGCTCTTTGAATAATAGCTAATACATCAGGTGAAACATGTTGTGTAATATCAAAGGAGAAGGACATACCCTTTAATCCCATTGAGCTAACGCCATGTCGTTTAAACTTTGCAAACTCTTCTTCTTCACCCTCCATCATATAGATGGTTTGTAAACCTATAATTTTAGGTGTTAAGTATTTTTCATCAAAGTAAGTAGATAAGCGGTCGTATGCCGTAAAAACAAGCTTTTGACGTTCATTCTCTTCTTTACTTTGATAAATAGCGGTGTACTCAATGGATTGGAGGTATGAATCAACCGCTTGAAAATCATAGTTCATGATAAATTCTCTTCTTTTTTACGTTTGAAACTTTCGACTTTAGTCACCTTGTCCCCTAAACGTTCTGCCTGTTCATCTGTTAAATCTAGATGCTCGCCAGTCTGTACGACTTTCCCCTTATGTGCTAAATATTCATTCGCTTGATATTTAGGCATAATCTAACCTCCTATAAGAAAAGGACAAAGCATTACGCCTTGCCCTCTGTCTTCTTAACCGCTATACGTTTAACATAGCCAATCGATTCTAAGTATGCAGCGGATTTTTCCTCAACAGAGATAACCTCACCTTTACTTTTACCATCAACTGTTGCACTTAAGATTTCTACTTTGACTTTTGCCATGTATTAATACCTCCAAAGGTTATACTGGTGTATAAGCGTCAATATGACGAATTAAAAAAGGGTTTTCTACAACTGGGAACCCAGCACCATATGTTGTGATAATAGAACGAATTGGTTCATCTTTGTCCTTCGCTTCTACCTTGATTCCTGGCTGGAAGTTATTTTCTAATGTTGGGCCCAATTTATATTCACCAATGCCTTCACCTAACATAACAATGCGATTAACTGGCATAAATTCACGTTGAACCGCTTGACCTGTTGAATTATCTTTGTATGCAATATGACGTTGTTTAATAATTGTTGGTACAGGTAAACCAAAACTATCTAACACTGTGTTTAACTCTTCTTGAGAAATACGAGTAGAACCAGCTGGGCGACCAACTTCTGTAATGAGCTGTGAATTGCGTAACATCTTAGCATTAAGCTCTCTTGATACAAGCATAGTAGGTGTTTGACCGTTTTCATCCTCGTATGCTTGGACTTGGTCCATTAAGAACCCAATGATATCAAAATCCTCTGTATCAAAATCATTACCAGTTGTTAGTGCCACTTTATTTTCGTCTGGAATCCCAAAGTCATAAGTAAATCGGATTCCTTTACCCTTTACTTCGTGTTGACCTTTCATTAGTGCATCTAATTTAGCTAATTGGATAAGACGTTGTGTACCTTCAACAAGATTAATAGTATCAATCAACGTTCTATCAATAGCTGACTTTGCTTCTTCTTTAAAACGAGAGTGGTTAATTGCTTGCAGTTCCTCATACGTTAGTACATGACGAAGACCAAATTGAGCAAGCTCTACATGACGGTCAGCCATTTCGTTACGATCAACAATCTGAGGTTCTGCACCTCCACCAATATAACCAGCAATGAATGGACTATTCTTGACAATGTAGTACATGAATTTACGGTCAAATGTCTCAACTGTTGGTAAAAACTGATCCGCTAATGTTGGAACTGCATTTTTTACAGATTCATCAACAATACCTTGTAGTGATTCATCAGAGAATTCTTCTAAATGTGTAATTCCTGCCATAGTTTTTCTTCCTCCTCATAGTTAACAGATTAAAAAAGACACTCTTATATATGAGCGCCTTAAATATTTTTCACGTATCGAATTAATGGCTTGGTTAAATCTTTAAACTCTTGTGTAACAGTAGCAGGTAACTTCCCATCGTATACTGATGCACGAATTAACACTTCACCAACAAATACATCATGCTTCCCATCACAATCCACATCAACGTTTAGCAACGCAAAATCATCAAAACCCGTAGCGGTTGAAAACACTTCATATTTACCAGTTGTTAAATTACGAGCAATTGGTGTACCCACTGGTAAATATTTAGCTCCGATTTTAGAAGCATCTAGTGTTGCTCCTTCTTCTGTGTACTGCATATGGATAGAAGCTAAAATATTTTTACCACCACGAAACGGTGTGCGTTCATCCTTTAATGAATAAGGCATATTTATTTCCTCCTTTTATTCGTCTTTAATCCCTTTTAAACGTCTGTAAGCACTTGACCCGATTTTTCGCTTGTCTTTATCTTTCGGCTTTTTATTAACCTTTTGGTGAGATCCAGGAGAATAATAGTTACGTTGATTTGCTCTCTCTTTCTCTTCTTCCTCATCAGTAACCTTAAAATACTCTGGAAACTCTTCTTGCAGCTCCTCAAATAGCTCATCAAGGTTATCCGCTTCGCCATTTTCATCTAACTCAATAGCATCCAGGTCAATTAAACGTGTCAATAATTTAGGATTAACTCCCTGATCTACAGCAAACTCTTTTACTACAGCACGCTTCTCTCTAAGTTCAGCACGTAGAAGTTTTTCCTCTTTAGCTTTCAGTTCTGATTTTAAATCATCCTGATTGTCTCCTTCAGAACCTTCGCTTGTATTCTTATTTTTTTCAGCCTTTTCCTTGAGCTGGCGATACTCTTCAACGTCTACACCTTCAAACTTCTTCATACGCTTACCTAATTGAGTTTTCAGTAATTCTTGATACTGTTGCTTTAGCTTTGGGTCATTCTTTATCAGTTCTGCTAAACTCGGTTCGTCATCTGGGTCAGTGTCACCATCATCAGGATCACTGCTTGAATCAGAAAAGAACTGAATAGGTAAACGTAATAATGGTTGAAACGTTGGTTTAAATAATGGCTTTGCAAACATTTTGAACCCTCCCACTGCGTAAGGTGCAGGACCCGTGTACTCATGAAGCTTTTTTTGTCATCACACGGATTGGACAGCTTTTGTACAAAATAAAAAGGACTAGCGACCGCTACTCCAATGCTTTTAGCTCTTTATTCATTTGTCGATACTTAACTTGCATCTCCTGCCAAGACTTCGCATTTGACCGCTTAGCTCTACGAAAGGCACCAATAGTTTTATACATGCTATCACCTAAAACTGCCGAATACTTCTCATATAGTTTAAGTTCTTCATGCGCCTTTCTACGAATTTCTTGCTCTTTATCATATGCCCTTTTTTCAGCTGGGGAGCGGTTATCAACTGACAGACTAAAAGAATTCCATTTTTCTTGTTCTTCTTTAATCTCTGCATCAGTCTTATATTCAATGACATATGAGGAACAAGTACAACGGCAATGAGGATGATATGGTGGCAATCTTACACCCACATCATTAATAGATTTAAAGCCTTTATGCTTACCAGTTAAGGAGATGACCATATCCGAATAACGACTACAGACATGGCATGTAGGCTTTTGTGAGCTAATCCTCACCAGGTCTACACCACTTTCCTTGTATCGGTTCACAGCACCTTGTGTCGAAGCATCTCGCATCTTTACACTTGTAACTATCTTCGCATATTTATCTAATCGAATTCGTTTATTATCAGAAGTAACAAAGCAAACCAACCCTTCTTCCTGAAAAGCCTTTGCTACCTTTTTACTCACAAATTTACGCGAATTACCTTTTATTAAACCTTTCGTGATTTCTTTCTTAGTTTTACTTAATACTCTTTTAATTGTTGTTACTGCACTATTTCTAGCGGTTCTAATAGCTGTACGTAAATCTTCAAGTGTATCACGCACTAATATTTTCAACGCAGCAACATGAAGCTTTTTTCTAACTACTTCAGCGGGAGTTAAAGCATCCACCTTAACATTTTGAGCAACTAAATCTTTTGTGGAATCGCTTACCGCTTGTAAATATGCTTTTTCTAGCTCTTTAGGCATCACTTCTGATGTTTTTAGACCTAAACTATCTAAAGCACTTAAAATAGCTTTAATAAGCTCCTGGGCATTCTTATCGTTTGTTAAGTCTTTAGCATTACCTACACGATTGAAAATCTCTTGTATAACTTGGGCAAAGTAATCAATAAGTTGGTTATAATTCATGAGTTAACACTCGACTTTTTTAACCCCATTACCTCTTGAAATGTCCTTAAAACAGCTGCCTTTCTGTTGTTAACCGCTTCTTGTTCAAGTTTACTTTTATTGATCTGTTGCATTTTCGAATGGTGCTCTATTTGATTAAGTGCTACTTCAATTCCTTTTAAAGACATCATCCTTCTTCCTCCTCAATGATATTGCCATCTAAATCACGATTATCATTAAGATTACCAGCCGTTTGTGGACCAGATAAGATACTTACACTATCAATTGTCTGCTTTTCCATTTCAATACGCTCAATTTCACTTTGGATCCATTCTTCAGAAGCATTTGGATTAGTCTTTCTTACAAAGGTTTCAAGTGACATAGCTCCAGCTTCATAAGCCGGTAAGTATTTCTCAATTAATTCTTCTTGATTAACCGGTACCATATTATTCAACCCTATATCAGGTTCCTCTATTAAAACTGCTGCATCTTTATGGTTTGCCAACCATAAGCAGCTTTCAAAGAGTTGTTTTAAAAAATACACGTATTCAGACTGCAATTGCTCTGCTTTGGCGATTGACACGAATAAGTCATAAAACTTAGCCACACCACTTACAGCAGAAGCATTATTGTTTTCTGAATAGAAGTCGATAGCTTTTTGACTCGTACGTGTAGCAATTAGCATTTCTTTAATTAATTCATTCGCCCATTCAACACCGCCAATGTTTTTAACATCAACTTGAATGACTTCCATTGATTTACCGTTCTCGTCCATCGTTACAACTTCTAGCATTTCATGGTCAATAAAACCTCTACCCGCTTCACCAAACTGCTCAACAGCTGCATCTTCTAAAGCACTAAATATTTCTGATGTAATAGCTAGTCTAGGTGTAGAATTGCGTTCAAATACTAAGGCATTACGGGTAAGTCTCCAGTTAATTTCATCTTGATGTGCCAGATGTCCATCTAAACAAGATACACCTAGCGGATCTAAAAATGTCTTACCATTAGGCCAATATTGAATAAACAAACGCGAACGACCTTTATATTCTTGGCTTAACTCTTTTATACCTAGCATATTTCTAGCTTCCTCATCGCTAACAGGAGTTAACTTTTCACCTTCTAACTCAAATAGCATGTTAGAGGTTTTAAGGTCATCACCTTGAATTCGCTCTCTATATACGTGGAGATAATCCTTCTCGTTAAATGTGCGGTTATAAACTAAATCTGCTCCTAAATCATCTTCGTGAGGGTAATATACATCCCTTGATTTAAATTCAATCCTTAACCCTTTTGCATCTGCTCTAGGTACACCAACTAAACCACCATCAACCTGATGCTGGACAATATTCGGAAAGTGTTCTAATTGTAATTTGCTATTCTTTTCAATTTGTCTTATTAATTCATTCTGAACATCGTTTACTTCAGCTGACTTTCCTTCTTCAGCACCTTCTATCAGTTCGTCCGTATCATCATTAATTAATTCATTTTGTTCAGAATCATTAGCTAGGGAAGAAGTTATTTTACCAATACTACGAGAAATCAACATAGCAGGTGTTTCCGCTACCAGTTTAGAAATATTCAGCACAATATAAGGTGTCCTTACTTTGACATTCATTGCTGTATTTTTTACATATCTATCTGTAATCTCACCTTTTTGTATAAGTTGCTGAGCCCTCTCAAAATGAATTGCATGTTTACCTTTATAGATGTCGCGATAAGTATAAATGTCACCATGTAACTTTGAGACTAAGCTTTCATTCCATTTTACATTTTCCCAATTTATCATTTAATCACCTACTTCCATTCATTTTTTTGTATATCAAATACGATTTTAGTTTACATAATAACTCCTATAGGAAGTTAAATAGAAAAAGAACCTTACAATAACAACGTTTGTAGAGGTTCTTTTTTTATGGTTTATGCACTTTTTCATACATCATTGATTTATCAACGTTTCCACAGCTTTAAAATAAATTATTTCCCAACTTCTTTGCATACTAACTCCAACCATTTGTACTGATAATTCCAGCTCGCTTTTTGAATATAACAGTATTTATAAAGTATCTATCTCCGTCTAAATGATGGTCATTTTGCTTTACTACTATATCCTCTCCACGATTGGCTGCTTTCTCATCCCACACATAAGAAGCAAACTCTCTGAACGTTTCAACGCATGTGTTATTATATTTAACTAGATTATTTACCAGTGCATTTGCAACATTCCTAATGCCGTCTAAGACATCGTTTTTAGCTTTTATGACCTTCATGTTATTTTTCTTTAACAACGCAATAAAAGAAGCAGCAGATGGGTCTACGATAATACCTTTAATACCTCTGATTTCTCCAATAAATTCTTTTAGATCGTCTAAGTATTCCTGGTCAGTCTTTTGCTTGCTGCTTTTCCGACCATCATAATGATATTCTTTAACCTTATACCATATTCCGTTATATGAGCCCCATAAACCAAATGTGGTAGGGTTTTGAGTCCCGTAGTCACACGATACATAGTATTTAGTATAAGCACGGTTCAAAGGTTCAACTGTATGCTTATCTTTATCAAACATATCGTAAACTACACCCTCAGCAAGTACCCATAATCCTAAGATATATCTTTTGTAGAATACCCCACTATACATGTTGTAATAACGTTGTTTGATTGATTCGGATAATGATAGATTGTCGTTCATTGTAAAATGAACATGCAACAGGTTTTTTTCTTTCTTTTTATCAATCCAATTCGTCTTAAACCAGTGATACGGACCAGCGGGGTTGCAGTTAAACCAGTATTTTGAACCATCAACGGAACAACGACCAGTTGCTTGGTTTACAAAGCTTTCTGGCATAAGAGCTACCTCATCAAAGAACATTCCCGCTAGTGTAATACCTTGAATAAGGTCCTGAGATGCTTCATCTTTACCACCAAAGATGTAAAAATAATTTGTAACACCATTTTTAGTAACGGCTAGCATATTATCCGAACGATGATCACGAACCTTATATCTTCTTGATTTAAGCATCTTTTTTAAAGGCGTAATTACGTTACGACGCAAGGAACCAATTGTTTTTCCAGCCATACCGAAGTTCATATCGTCAAAGCTTTCCATTGCCCACATAACATAGGACAAAGCCATAGAGACTGTTTTTCCAGCACGAATGGAACCATCACATATAATTCCCTCTTTGTGTCTTACAGGAGATTTATTACGCCACCAAGTTAATACCTTAATTTGTTTATTAGAGAAGGGTTTAAATGTGAATGGAGCGGGCTTTATCTTTTTAGGCCTGGACATTAATATAGTTTGAAATGAGCTTTTATCAACCCTCTTCGTCACCATCGTCATCTTTCCACACCTCTTCTGTTCTGCCATCTAATGCAGCGATAAATCCATCATCCTCATATTCTTCCTCTTCACCAATGATACGTAATTTATCAAGTTCGAGCTTCTGCTTAGCAATAGCAAGCTTTTCTTCTTCTATAGCTAGGCTTTGCGTCATTTTCTCTAATTGCAAACGCCTATGATCGTCTTTACCACTTGTTTGCAAAAAAGTCTTAATTAATCCGCTAAGCACAGTCATTGCTCTTGATTGAGCGGTCAAAAAGTTCCCATGTTTATCCCAAGCGAATTGTACTTCATACTCCTCCTCTGTGCTTCCACCGCTTTTAGAAAAGCTCTCTTTGCTTTTCTTTAATACTTTAGTTAAATCATGCTTATCTTGTACAAACATAATCTTTTGAGCACGAGCTATAGCTGTATACTGTAAAACAATTTGTTCCCACAAGATATCAAGCGGTGATTTCTTCTCAATCTCTTCGATAATATCAAAGGTTTCAGCATCATTAGGAAATATCTTTTTGAAAAAACCATGTGTCGTGGCATTGTTATTACCTTTAGGAGGTCCACCAGTATTGTTTAAAGCATTCTTATTACCTTTAGGTGCTCCTTTTTTCTTTTTAGGAAGCGCATTACTCTTCGTTTGTGGCGATTCCTCTACATCACTTTCCCATTTATCAGTTGATTTCCATTTACGTATAGTACTTGCTGTTACACCTAATTGCTCTGCTAGATCTTTCAGCTTTATATTGTTATCACTAATCCATATTTGCTTTGCTTCATCCCTTCTAGGGTCTCTAGTTCGAGCCATCTACATCACCGCCACCTCCGACTACTCGCTTATAATTCTGGAGCATAATGTCAATCTGTATTAGCTTTTCTAAGTCATCAACCTTATCTAGCTTAATTTTTCCTTCTTGGAAGTTCTTGACCCATTCCGCTAATCCAGCTTGAGTAATCTTGTGATATTTATTTAATGAGTCATCAAATTCTTTCTTTAAAGCCTCTTTTTTACCTTTAAAAGATTCAATATCATTGAACTTATGCATTGTAACAACCCCCGCTACTATGTATGATAGTAAACGAGATAGTGGTTCCTTATAAACGTGGCCACGTCTTTCCACTATCTCTTAGCGGAGGTTATCCGTTATGGACAAAGAGTAGGTATGGTGTACCAGCACCGGACCTACTCTTTTTTAAACCATTGCTTATAAACTTGTTCCGAAATTTTTTTCATCATGATTGGTGGAACGCTCATTCCACAAACATACATTGGAGATAACCCTAAGAACTCATAATCTTTAGGAAAAGATTGAATGTTAATAATATCTTGCGTTGAGATATGATAAGGTTCATCATAGCGTACATAAATCCCATTGGAAACCAATGTGGGTGGGACGAGATTGTTATGTAGAATAGCTGTGTTGAAGCTAACCTGTTTCCCCTCAGTACGCTTTGTTATATCTGCAATTTTACGATCCGAAGGCTTCCGCTTTAACCACCTCTTATATGTTGTGGTTGTTGGCGTCATCCTTTTTCCGCGTCCGCTGCGTATTTCTCCATATGTAATAGGCTGCTCATTAAACTCTAACTTTAAATTATTCCAATTCAATGATTTTCTTCTAGCAATAAAAAAGATACGCTCTCTTCTCTGGGGCACACCCATCGTTGCAGAATTTAGTTTAAACAGCTGCACATCATAGCCAATACGCTGGAATCCTTTAATGACCTCTTTCACATACCATTTTGCATTACCACCTACCATACCTACAACATTCTCAGCGATAACGACTTTAGGTTTCAAACGCTCCACCACATCAATAAAGTCAAAGAAAAGCTCATCCAACACTTGAACAGCTTGCCCTTCTCGAAAGGCTTTCTTTTTCCCCCATGCATCTTCTCGCACACCTGACATCGAAAATGCACTACATGGTGGTGAACCATCTAATATATCTAGTTCTAAAAGCTCTTTAGGTAATTGATCTAGCGGGATATTTTTAAACTCTCTTATATCCATTAGAAACGGATAAAGCGGTTTATGATTATGACGATAAATTTTCATCATTTGAGCATCTATTTCACAGTTACCTAGCATTGTATAACCAGCTAACTTATAGCCCATTGTTGACCCGCCTCCACACGAGAAACAACTAAACACTTTTAAGTTATTCTTCTTCACTCTTTTTAAATCTGTTAAATTCCATTCATATTCCTTTTTCACTCATAGTCCTCCCAACTATTAATCGTTGAAGCCAAATCCACATTTAGGACATGTATGAGCAAATTTATCTTCTCCATATTCATCAAGATCCAACTCTTGGTTACTTGAGATATGGCTACCTGGGATTACCTCAGCTAAATCGGTATCTAAATCACCAATTAGTTCCTCCAACTCATCATCTGAAAAACCTGTATGAGCTAGCATATCTGGATTAGCATCCTGTAATGATTTTAAGACCTCTTCTAGCTTCCACATATCCCAATCACCGCTAATCTTATTTAAAGCAAGATTTAACGCTTTTTCTTCTTCGTCGTTTAAATTAACCACAGAAACTTCAAATGACTGTAATCCCTTGTCTTTAAGTATCTTAAAGCGTTGATGACCACCTACAATGTTTTTTGTTCGCTTATTCCATACAATTGGTTGTAAATAGCCAAATTTATCAAGAGACTGTTCTAGATTCTCATATTCGACATCACCTTTCTGTAGGTCGAGTCTAGGATTATAAGAAGCAGGATTAATTTCATTTATTTCAACAACTTGTATATTTAATTTCATAAGAATGCTCTCCTTTAGATGTTTTCTTCAACAAACTAAACAAAACAAAAAGCACCCCATTTGCAGGATGCTCTTTGTTTTGTTTACTTATTTTTCTCCATTTTCTGCTTCCTTGCTAATATGTCTGACTTTAGAAAAAGTTTTTCTTTAGCACTTTCTCGTATAGGGGTAATCGTGCCGTTCTTAACCAGTTTATTTACATACTGACGACTCACTCCTAGTATTTCTATAGCATCTGAAGTTGTTACAACCTCAGATGCTAGAAATCCCGCTAACTGTTCCCTAGTTGTAATGTGAAACATATTATCACTCATAACTTAAGTGTTCCCCTTTTTTAAGATTATTGTAATGATTGTTAGTACTAACCACACTACTGCCAAAACTGAAGCTGTAATGTCTATCCAATGCAGGTTATTATAATCCATCGTTGCAAAATGAGTAGCGAACAAAATTGACATTAAAAACGTAAAAGAGAAGAATTTCATATTTTTTCATGGACATGATATAATATTTAGTAAGAGGAAAGGGTTACCCCCTTACCTCCCTTGCTTATTTGCGACGTTTCTTTTTGCTAGGAGAGCGTCGCTTTTTCTTTTTCTTCGACTTCTTTTTTCTCTCAGCTAGTTCCTTCTCTATCGTCATGATTCCAACGATACTTCCAGTTAGCCAAGTTAACATTCGAAGAAGTCTTTCGACTGTTTCCATGTCCACTTTGTTCACCTCCTTTCGATACTTTAATTATATCAAAAGAGGTGACGTTCATCAACTAAATTTGTTAATTTTTTATAATAAAGTTAAATATTTCTTTGTCATTTCTCAGTACATCACCAATGCTTTCAGTAAGGTTGCGACCCTATACAGGAAGGCTTACTTGATGATTTAATGACAAACAACAAAAACCGCCTATCTTAATGATAAGCGGTTTAACAAAGGTTTCGAGTCCTACTCGAATATTAAATTGTATGGCTTGCCGATTTATTAAAATAAATTCTTCGCCGTATCCCAACTTAGGAGCAAATAACCCGTCTTTTATTTATTCTTCAGCAGAAAGCATGCTTAGTGCTTTTCTTCGCTCTTCTTCGTTAGAACGTATATAAATACGTGTCGTATTCAAATCAGAGTGTCCAGCTAAATCTGCAATGAGAGATAGTGAAACACCTTTAACAGCAAGATCGTGGCAAAATGTATGACGTAATGCATGAGGAGTTAAGTCTTCAATATTTGTTTTAATTCTTATTTCTCTAAACATAGATTGAATCCCCTGGGCTGTCATCGGTCCTTTTTGAGAAATAAAAACCTGCTGCCCTTTATCCAAAGGCCTTATATCTAACCATTGTTTCAGAGCGGTCAGTAAATCTTTATTCATCTCTACACGACGAAACTTACCACCTTTACCGTCTTGAATATAAATAATTTGCTTTACTAAGTCTAAATCATCCATTTCAAGATTAACGACTTCGCCAATTCGTAAGCCTGCATGTAACATAAAATAGACAATAGCTCGATTACGTATCATTAAATTCTCTTTGTTTCTCCACTCACCAGGAGTATTCATAACACGTACAAGATAATTCTTTTCATTTCTATCTAACCAGCGGACAGAATCGGAACGCTTTTGAATTTTTTGAGGTTTCACCTTATCTACTGGGCTCACTTCTATCACGCCTGTATGTTTTAAGAAGCGGAAATAAGTACGCAAACCTTCTATTTTCTTGTTAACTGTTTTAGGGCTAAGTCGCCCTTGCTGCTTATTCTTAGCAACCTTCAAGAGATACTGCTTATAATTCTGTACATCTAAAGCCGAAACTCTTTGCGGATCTAATATCTGACCAAAGGATTCTTCATACCATTTTTTAAATCCGTTTATAATTCCGACGTAAGTTACGATTGTAGATTCTCTATTTCCTTCTTCCCTTAAATAAACAATGAATTCTTCCATCTTAGCTCCCCCACACAAAACAATGTATTCTATATGATTTTTTCTTATTTACATTATAATGTATTCTATATGATTTTGGAAGGAGTTTTAATTAAAAAACAATACAGAATACATATTCTATATTGTTTTTATTTTTGATAATTTGAAAAGATGAAGGTCCTTTGGATAAAAAAGAAACGCCTATACATAGTTTTAAGGGGAATGGAGGTTACATGAAAACAAATGACAAAGAACATTTTTGGACCTTCACCTTTTGAAAGCATCAATTTTTCTATTAAGACAGAGATGATAATATTGGTGTGAGTAATATTATTATTGAGCATTGATATGAGCAAAATATAAATGGGCTAATTTCAGAATGGTAAACTCTCATCATTTAATTAATCCTTAAGAGTGATTCAGAATCGCCAACTTACTTACATAGTTCATATACAGCTCCCCTTTCTATCTCTGCCTTAATACAAAAAAGTACTTCGTATTTAAACGAAGTACTAAGAAAAGGGGGGGATAAGTTAATACACGAAAGAACTACGCTTTCATATATAGGTGGCTTTTGAGTTACAAAATGTTGCAAATCATGAACATTTCACTCAAAAAAATCCTCCACTTTGATATTTTTTTTAATTTTTTTTCGAGCTCTATCCAATAAACTATACACTGTACCTGTAGCTATGTTAGTAAGGTTTGAAATTTCTGTCACACTAAATCCATATCCATTAGCTAACATATATATTGCTCTTTCTCTTTTTGTCATAAACCATAATAGGTCCAGTACCTTATCCTCTAAAATTTTTATTTCTTTGTCCGTTTTACTTTCTCTCTCTTTGCTTTGCATATTTAAAAAGCGGTTCGGGTCAATTTTAATCTCCCTTTGATAAGCTGCTAAGTTTTCCGCTCCTCTCATTAGTCCTGGCTTACGTCCCGTTTTCATCCATTCAATAGCAAACTTTAAATCACTTATCATGCTGCTATAATGACTACGATCATTTTTTATAGAAGCTATTTTTTCGAGAATATTAGTTTCGTATTCACCTATAGTAATAAAATTCTTTTTTTCTTCCTCTAAAAAACTTAATTCCAGCTTTGCTTCTTTATCCTTTGCTCTCAAGTCTTCTACTGCAAATTCGTATTGCATAATTAAATCTTTCATGATTAACCCATCTCCCTCTTGTTATCTCTGTCTAATAGAACCCCGTCTTCTTTCGTAGGTCGCTCTATTTGTTCCCATTAATTCACGCAAATCACGTTCACTTAAACTTTCTGAAGCAATAGGCTTCTTATTTTTCTTTTTAGCTTTTGATTTCTTTTTCTTCGTTGGCTTGTATCCATTTTTCTCTTGCCATTTCTCCATCTGTTCTTTAATCGTCCCCATAATTAATCACTCCTGCGAATCCCCTTCTAAAAGGAGCGCTCCTTTTAATTAATAAGAGCGCTCTTTATTCTTAAATAGGAGCGCTCCTTTAAAAAGTCTGGATTTGAATTTTTTCTTTCTTATTTAAAAAACCTTTTAATATGTCAAAAGATGGTTTGTGTTGTTTTGAAATTTGCTTCTAAGGCAAAAAAGAAGAGCACTGACATATTCGCCCTTGCTCTCATTCCTTTTTATTCAGTTGGACCGCTTCATCCCTTGTTATATTAAGCTAGGTCTCCATCCCTCTATAAAGGAGATAGCCTCTTTAAAGTCTTGTTTCTTTATATCCCTATATGAAGGGACAGCAAAAGCCATTTTGATTTCTCTCCAGGCACGAGCATGCAATTTCCGCTTCGTGTCTATAAAATCTATATTATACGTTCCATCAGCCCATAACTTCTCTACTCGTTTATTCTTTGCATTACATATAGCTAACTGTTGCCCGTAATCAATCGTTAATTGATCGTTAACAATAGCTTTAAGGCTGTTTAACTCTTGTTTGACTGACGCTACTTCTTCACTGGTTTGGAGTGTTAGTTTCATCGAAGCAATAAGCTGCTCTTTTTCTGATAACAGCTTCACCGCTTCTCTTTTCATAAAATAGTCATCTACTAACATTTCATATGCTTCCCAAGCTTTATCTGTATTTAAAGACTTTGCATGTAATAGAGCTCCTTTTTCTGTCCAAAGGTACAATCTATTTACCCTTAATAACGAACCATCATTTTTACCGGTCGTCATTTTGAACCGCTTCAATGCTAAACCTTCCAATAAGATAAAGTGCTTCCCTTCTTTATACCGGTCTCTATTATTGTTAAAGTTACGATTGATGTAATCTACACTAGTTTCATATGCCCCGGCCAATTGAGCAGTTGTAAGTACACGTTGGTTATTTTGTTCAATAACTTGCAAGCTTCCCATATCCCCACATCCTATAAGATTAGTATCCTTGCTCTTGTCTTTGGTGATTAATTGCATTCTTTTCAAAATACGCACTTTCTATTTGTTCCTCTGTAAAACCAATTGATTTACCCAGCATAATAAAGTTACCAAATAATCGTTCATACAAATCTTGAGTTACTTGTCCATCTACGCAAAATACAAAATAAAGAGAATTGATGTTCTCAAAGCACTTTAAGAAACATCTTGTAGCATCTCGCGCTTGTAACCCCCCAATTTCTATATCTGTAATTCCTAATTCAATTCCAATTGATAAAATGAAATGTAGACAATCCACATATTCTTCTAGCAGCGGATTATAGTACTCTTTATCTTCTTCCATCATTGCTGGTGCTTTTAAAGCTCTAATACGTGGTTCTTGATTATTACTCCATTTCTTAAAGCCTCTATGCTCGTTTGCGCATTCTCCTAACTCCACTTGTAAAGCAAGCACTTTCCAGTCTAAATTGTTTTGTCTTTTTAGCTCTGGATGCTTTTCTAAAATCCTCTGATCCAATACCCGCTGCATATCAAACAACTTCTTTAAGTTCATGCTCTCTCTCCTAACCAAATGGCTTGTATTTTACCGCTAGGTGTAATAATGTACCCTCCACATTCACAATGCTTGCTTGTTAAATCTGCTGGTAAATCTGAAATATCTTCCACCTTATTGCATGACCAACAAGCTGCTATAACCTTATTAGGAAGTTTTATTTTCTTTAGTGAACAATACCGACAATATAAACATCGCTTTCCTTTTGCATAACAGGTACAACCGCTAATACTCATATCACACACTCCTTTTAAAATATCTTCATGTGGTGCGCTTCTTGATAGAACTTCATACCTTCTGGTGTATTAAGAAAGATTTCTGCTTTCTTACAACTATCGGCTCGTTTAATTACTCCCGCTTCTTTTAATGCTTGTATATCAATAAATTTATAATCTAATGCTTTCCCTTGATTATCGTAGCGTTGGCACTCCATTACGCTGACCCTTCTAGCAGTTGCTGTAGCTGTTACTTTTATATAAGTCATAACATCCGCTCCCTATAGGACAACTTTTAATGTTGCTTTAAGTAAATGATTTTCTTCACTAAGTTTTAGATAGTCTTGTGACAAAGAATTCCAATCCTCTTCCTTATCGTGATATTGTTTCGTTACATCTTCTAATTTCATTTTCAATACTCTTTCAGTATCAGAAGCTTTATTTAAAGAATCAGATGCCCTCTCTAGTGCTTTTTCTAATGAATCAACCCTACATTTGAGACTTCCTTCTTCCTGAACTGACCTTTCTTCTTCTAAAACTTTTAAATTGTTAAACTTCTCTTCTAACTGTCTATATTGTTCGTGCTTTTGTTGAATCTCTTCTGTTAGTTGTCTATTTGATTCTTGTTGCAGCTTATATTCTGCTTCTAGAGATTCATAATTTTGAACTTTCTTTTTCAATTCACTAATAATATTGGCGTACTCATCGGTAGAATTAACCTTTAGTTTTTCCTTCTCCCTTTTTGGAACTGTTGATTCGTTCCATTTTCGAATATAATAATGAATTGTTGCTGGATCTACACCATAGTGATTTGCAATTGCTGATTTTGGTTTACCTTCAGACAACATTCTTTCTACAACAGCTTTTTCAATATTTGTTTTTGGGGTCCTAGCCATATATTTTTCACTCCTTTTTACAGTGGTTAATCTTTTTAACTCTTCACCAATACTCATCAGCTTCAATCCATAGGGACAGGTTGCGTTACAAACCTCTTTAATCCTTTTTCTATCCGCACAACCTACACAATGATGTTCCGTTATATCACTAATTTGATCTAATAAATTCCATCGTATATTTTGCACGGTTAAGCACCACTTTCTTCATTTTTTGACTCTTAGTTTTAAGTACAAATAATGCACCCTCATCACTTAGAGGGTGCTGCTTCATAATCGTATTTCGTTTTATTCTCGAATTGTTCAATCAAAGAATCTGAATAGCATAAACACCTGTATAACATTCACGCCACTTTGTAGCTTCGTAAACAGCTTCTTCTTTGGTGTCAGCCAACACTCTCCAATAACCTTTCTTTTCATTACAATAGACATCATACACGTTCATTTCCTCACTCCTTATTGCGTTATTTCCGTCAAATTAGCAGCAGCACGGAAGCTCTTATAGGAAATCAAAGATAGATGTTTGCTCAAATTTGGATTTCTTTGTATCCTTTTGTATAAATTGCTGTTTTTTCTCTACAGTCATATCTTTTTTTAAAATCACTTCATTAGAAACCTTGATTTCTTTAAAATACTTGATAGAGAAACATCCCATAGGACGTTCTCCTTCATAGATATAATAATGTGTTCCGCGATTCAGTCTGGTTGGCGTAGCTGTAAACTGTTGCCCTATTTTAAAACCATAAACCTCTTCAATCACTTCAACCTTTTGATGAACTTTTTCTTTAATATTTTGAGACTTATCACTTTGCTTTAACTCCCCATAATGAAACCGAAAGAATTTATGTCCATCATTATCAGGTGTGTTCATTTCAACCTGTATTGGGTAAAAAGGTTCATTACTTACATCAACAATAACGCCACTACCTTTTATAAAGATGCTATCAACGTCTACCGACATACCAGCTTCCAACATTAGTAATCACTCTGTGTATACAGTACACTTCCTTCTGTATGCTTACTATCCGCTAATTTAAAAGCTTCATAACTGACCCTTTTGGCAACTGCTTTTGGACTAATCATTGTTGCAATTCGTTTCATAGCTAAAAATCTATCGTTTGGGCTTTTAGCGGTTACAACCTCTCGACCATCTAGGTCAATGACATAATAGTTCATTTTGATCCTCCATTAAGGAAGGCAACAGATACCAGCTTAAGATACTGTTGCCTTTTTATTATTGTTCATTACATTTAGTTTCTAATTTCTCATACCATTTTTCTAAAGTTGATACTGTAATAAGCGTGATGATGGCAACGTTTAACGCAAAATATCCTAAGTCCGTTAGAGTTAAGGTAAATTCCATTAAGCCAACCTCCATTATTTAGCTTCTAAAATACCTGCCTTTATAAAAATGTTTTTCCAAGCTTGCTCTAAATTATTTTGCTTTTCAATACGATGTGAAGATATACCATTCAAACGTCTTATCCGTGCTCTTCTCAAGCATTTAAGGTGAGTTTTTTTAGTTGCCATAATTAGCGGTCCCGCTCCTTCTTCTTAGCATCCAAATGTGCTACTAAAGCATCCAAAACTTCTTTAGATTCTAAATCACTCAATGAAGACATAATGGACTTAAAGTCAATCACTGCTTTTTCTTTGTTAATTTCAGATCTAAAAGTCCGTAACACAAGACCTTCTGCTGTCGATAACATTTCAACGCTTGTTCCTGGTTTCCAGTTATATTGCTTACGAAGCTCTGCAGGAATTACAATACGTCCTACCGGGTCCATTTTTCGAATAAATCCTAAAGCCTTGGGTGTCATAACTTATCCCTCCATCTTTTAAATAGCTAGTGTTAGTTGCTCAGAGGCAGCAAGTAAATCTTCATCCGCTTCTGACTCTGATGTTTCTATGTCAATTTCGAACCACTCCACCTTTTTGGGATGTAGCTCACGCCATAATACTTTGTTAGATTGGTCTTGAATTGCTACCTCAACTTTTCTTCCATGAGTTGTGAAAGCATCATAATATGCACCCTCCCCAACATCCTCATATAATCGAACATTTAAGAACCCTAGATTATTAATTAACTCTATATGTTGCTTATGTTTATCTTCTAATGACCTTAAGTAATTCAGTAACTTGCCATTAGGCCTATAACCTGCTAACATATTCTTAATGTTAATATCATTTTTTCTAGGAAACAGATCATGCTGTTGCTCGCATTCCAGGCTGCAATACATGGTCTGTTTTTCTGTTATCACAAACATCTTTAAACAACTTCCGCACTGACTGTATCTCATGTCACTAACATCGCTTTATCCAATGCTGCTAAATAATCAATTGGGACATTACGCCCCGCTTGGCAAGAAACACATTTTTCTTTAAAAAACTGATAAGGTATACTTTTACTCCCACCCTTTTCTGCTTCTTTCCAAAACTTCTCTAAGTCCTCAAAAAGAAGTATGTAAACTTCATGATGAGCCTTAAATCGAATAAGCAAAAAGGAAATTCCTTGGTGGATATGCTTGTCCCTCAGGACTTCAAATTGATGTTCTTTTAAATTTTTCAAAGGAAAAGAATCCTTATTTTCAGTTTCTTTTGCATCAAATGCAATGGTTTTCCCCCTTGCTATGCCTATAAAATCCACAGTCGATTTTTCTTCAAAATAGCCATCTATAATACGTCCTTTCTTAAGACCCGTAGTAGCTAATTTAATTACTTTTACTGGTGTTGCTATCTTGTCAATTGATGCAATGCTCCTTAGCTTATAGCGGGCATTTGCTTGTAAGATGTAGTTCTCTAGCTCCATCCCTCGATTAGCATTTGATTGTTTTTTCTTAACACGATTAATCGTCATTGCTTCTCAATACCTCCTTTGGAAGATCTACCGCTCATAATTCGTAAATCAACCCATATTTTAATAACCTGCGTTCCAATTCCATTTCAGCAAGACCTTTATACGCCAAAGGACAGTCCTCATTACGTATAATTTGTGTTAACTCTTGCAATGTTGCTGACTCCCATCTCATGCTGTCTACTCTCCCTTTTTCATCATAGATCCTGGTTCTTTATCAATAAGGTGCTTGTCGTCTAAACAAGAGGGGCATTTGAGGCAACTCTGGTCTTCAAAATTTTGAGAAACCGCAAATTCACACTCACAATCAATACAGTAATAAATATTAAATTCGTTTAACTTTAATATTTTTTTATACTCTTCCAAATGACCATTAAAATCAGCTGTTTCAAGGTTCATGCTGGAACAACTCTCTTTTTAGATGTTTCACGATGTACTAAGTGCAGCTCTCCAGTGGGATTTTTTGTAACAAGCCAATTCTTTGGATCAAGCCCTGCTTTTCGCATAGATTCTTTTTGTTTCTTTGTTGGTACTTTTCCATTTTTCATGGTAATAACCGCCTCTCTTTTCGGTAAAATGATTTTATCTAATTGAGAAAACATATTATGTAATCGCTCAGATGATATTTGTTCTCCATCGATTAACACTGGAGGGATAACATTATGTTCAGCAATACCATGTCGTTCAAAGATTTCTTTCAAATGCTTTACATTATTAAAGAATCCAAAATAACCGACAGGCCTACCATTATGATTTAAATGATGAAGACGAATTGTATTAGGGCTCATATTGTAATCACCATATAACTCTTAGTAAGTCCCTTTTTTATTTTCTCTTCAAGATGTGGCGTGTTAGGGTCAACCTGTCCTAATTCGATGCGTATCAACGCATCATATGAGATATTTATGATGTTGCAAAATTCATTTCGAGAATATCCCGCTTTTCTACGCATTTCTTGAACTTTTTTTCCAAAATTAATTCTTCTTTTCTTTTCTGAATCTTCAAACTTCTTTTTCCGTGAAGATATATAAGAAACTCCCATATAATCACCCCATAAAATGAATTAAGAAATTAACCTACTGTATGGATCAAATTGTCCTTGGGCATTTGTACAGTAATAATTCTGAAATTCATAATCAGAAATTCTACTGATACTTGTTGATCGTACAACTGGAATTAAATTTTGAAATTTGTCTTTATCTTCACGATGTTTATCGAATGTAACCATAATTAGACACTTAGAATGAAGAAAGGATTTTTTAAATTGTTGAATCTTTTTTTCTCTCCAAATTACTACTCTAACTGGTGTGGATGTGTATTCAAAATCCAGAAAGTTTGTTTTTAAAATATTCATGTAACAAATTAACTTAGGTCCATATTCTGTATTCTGGATTTTATCTACACTTAAAACTTTCCCAATAATTAATTGTTCTGAATTCATTTTCTCACCTCCTCTAAAATGTTTTCGGAAAGAAAACTCAATCCCTTAAAAAAAGAGTTCATCCACTGTCAACTCAAAGTAGTCGGATAGTTTTTTAGCTAAACCTAGCTGTAAATCTGACTTTCCGTTTTCAATTTTAATGTATGAACCTCGCCCAATACCTATTGCTTGTGCTATTTCTTCCTGAGATAGAAGTTTTTTCTTTCTCTCTTTATATAGCCTCATCCTTTTTTCTTTCTTCATAAGCTTACCTCACTTTTAGTATTCGGAAAGAAACCTTGTTTATATACTCATTATATTACATCCAGAAAACTTTTCAAGTGATTTCTCACAAAAAAATGTCATTTTGTTTGCATTAGGAAACTTTTTTCTGAATATAATTTCAAAAATGTACACTTTTGGAAACTTTTTATCTTGTAAAAGCTAGGAATATTATAGATAATAATACTTAGGAGGGTGATATAAGAAATGAACGAGGATAAAGAATTTCATAATATTATTGGAGAAAGAATTAAATCTCAAAGACAAAAATTGAGAATACGCAATATAGATATTGCTGATAGCCTAGGTGTAAATAAATCTACGGTTAGTAACTGGATTACTGGGCATAGAATTCCAGACACAAAAATTTTGCCAGATCTAGCAACCATATTAAATACTTCCACAGATTATTTAACTGGAAAATCTGATAATCCCCTCCCAGAAGATTATAAAAATGATGTGAGGGAATTCTTAGAAACTAAAGAATTGTACTTTAAAGGTGAAGTTATAACAGATGATGTGAGGGAAGCTTTAATACAATTATTGAATGCTGTTGTAAAACCTAGCACAAATAAAAGTGTTGATAATGATAAGATTTCTGAATAATATTTTTTTGCAAACAAGATATAATTATAGGAATAATAATCTAACCGAATTTATTTTTTATATTATCAACCACTTACATATAAAATGCCACAGCTATTAATAATACCTTGAACGGATCACTGTATAGTAAATAAAAATTAAAGCTACATATTTTTGTTAAGCAAAAGTATTGATGATAAATATTAAAAAAACGAGAACAGTCTTATGCTGTTCTCGTTTTTTTTCTTATTAATTCTTCTATTAAACCTAGATTTTCAGATGAAATATGTCCATTATTATGTAAATCTGTAATCATAGAGCCAAAATCTATAGTTTCACCAATTGTATAATCTTGAATTCGTGCTGCTAGAACTCCCGCTCCATGTAATACTGTAGAAATTGCATGTACCTCTTCTTCACTAACCATTCTCCCCATATTAATCCGCCTTTTCTATGTATTTTTAGATTTTGTTTTTTTTTAACGTTTTCTAAAAACCTCGTTACATTAATAAAGACATCACCCTGAACTTAGGATGATGTCTTCGTTATTTTAAATTCCACCTGGATCTCTAGCATAAAGAATTACTGTGTCTGTTTTAGCAACAATCTTCGGAGTTTCTTTTTGAAGCGTATCTGTTTGAGCACTAGCACTACTACCAAAGCTTAAGGCCATAGTAGCTAATGCAACAACAGCTAAAGCTTTTTGAATCGCTTTATTCAATAGTATCAGCTCCTGTTTTCTCTTTGATAACTAATATAGTATATTATTACTAAAAAAATTTCAATAAGAAAACCTCAATACGCATCATAATTCTTGAATTTTTTTGAAATAACATGAATTTCACTCTTTAAAACAAGGACTAAAGACATTGATTTTAAAATTATCGATAAGATTTTGTGCCATTTGCACGTAGAAAAAATCACCTGATTGGTAAAACCTATCTTTAGCAATATACATCATACTTATATCTTTTGTTGCTAAAGCTTTATAATACGCTTGGAAGTTTGTTAGGTATCCATTCTGATCCTCTAGCTCCTGGATAATATCTAAAGCGCGCTCTTTTGAACCCGGACAGTTCTTTTTAGCAAAGAAATGAGCTTGCTCAGCTTTATCTTCTAAAAATAAGTTATCATAATCATCGTGATATATGTGTAAGAAATCGTGTGTAGATTTTATAATCTTTTTCCACTTGGGGTTTTCATCAAAGTACCCATCTTTCATGAGATTAACAGAACATTCTATGTAGGAGTAGCTTTTTTCTTTGTTTGTAAATACGTAAATCTCACTTAAGCAGACAAGTGCATTGTTATAATACAGGGGAAACATATCTAAAATTTCTTTATTTGTTAATTCGGCACCAATTTCCTTGGCCAAAACCAGTTCATTTGATCTCATGCTAGATATAATCAAAGCTAGTTTAACGCGAATAGAATAAGCCATTCTTAGATATTGATTTTTGATATTTTGAATTTGTTTAAGTAGGTTCTTGGCCTTTGAAGCAACAGCTTTATATGCAGCAACATCTACGTAGTGATATACTGTTGAAATACCCAATAATATAAATGTCTCTAGATCTAAGCACTTTGGGTCTTGATATGATAAATCTTCAATTTTATCAAAAAAGTCTTGAACACTTATCGTTTTTTCTATCCTTCTCATTTGTAGTTCATAAACTGCTACAATTGGATCTACACGAGCTTTTAAAGAAGCTTTTTCTATTAGTAACTTTAATACCTTCATGTTTGAATTAGAGTACGCCCACTCTAATGCTTCCCTTTCGACCTTCTCATGAGAATCTCTACAAAACATCTCAATATATTCATGGTGATACTTACCAAAAGCAACACGTGTTAATTCAATGAATTTTATATATCCAACCTTATGCTTAAGATTAAACAGATTTGTTATAGTACCATTAGAAACTCCTAGTTGCTTAGCCACTTCACCTTTTGTTATACCTTTTTTTTCAAGTTCGTAATCGATAATGGCCATTAACTTTTTCTTTGAAATCATAGAACCCCTCCATTCTTTAACTACAGGAGTTAAACCAACTTATGTTTGATTTTATAGTCTACATATACAAAAAGCAACTAAAAATAACAAATTATGTATGTTTTTTCTGTTTTGTGAGCGATAAGTTATTATTTATGGTATATTAATACAAATATGACATGTTAGCAGGGGGACTTTTCAACTATGGGGGTAAGATTCGTATTAAAAGAATCAATTCTTGATGTATTAAAGCTTGAATCAACTAATGAATTCGTTGTTAAGTGCGATGTCCGTCCAAACACAATCTATGCTATGACTCATAATGCTACCAAGCGGGTAGAGATTGAGAATTTAAATAAGATTATACATACCCTTAACCTAATAGCTGCTACAAAAGGGATTGATCGTACTTTTACACTGGAAGATGTTATGATTTGGGAAGATGAGAGAGGGAATAAGTAAGTTACGGTGCTAAAAACAAGTTGCAAAAACGTTATTTTAACGTTATAATTCTAGATATAAAATTTCTTTCAGAAAACTATCTGACAAAAAAATACAATAGAACAGGGAAAACCCCCATTTTCTTTCTAAACTTTGGCCGGTTTGACAAGAAAATGAGGGTTATAGGAAGCCTGAAACACACTTGAAGTGTAGTTACAGACAAATAACTTATTTAATTATTATATTGTCTATTTTACTCCATTTCACGCAAAAAGACAATCTTTTTTGCATATTTTTGATGTGTTTTCAGCTTCCTATTCAGAGGAGGCTTTTTATTATGTCTAAATTAAAGAACGACATCCCACAAGGAAAAAAAATATCTGGAAAGCAAGCAAATGCTGACCGTTACATCAAATTAAATGAATTTCTTCTATTCGACCCTCTATATCGTGACATGCCAGAAAAGGCAAAACTTTTATATGTATTCCTTAGACATAAATTACCATACTTTCAGCAGCAAACAGAAGCTCATGAAAGTGGTTTAGAAGAAACAAAGTCTTATCGTGATGATCAAGGCTATATTTATTGTATTGCTGACAATACAGAATTGGAATACATCCTCAATTGCGCAGAATCTACCCTTATCAGAACAAAGAAAGCATTAACTCAATATGGCTTGTTAATTGAAGAGCCTACAAAAAATGGTGCTAATCGTTTATATGTACTTGAACCAGCTGCTTTAAGCGAACGTTGGACATACATAGATGAAATAAAACAACTTCGAGCTGAGAAAAAAGAGAAAAACAAAGAAAAAGCTGTTAAATATGCTAAACCTTCGTCTAAATCTGGTAACTTTCAAAATGAAAGTCACGGTAACTCGCAAAATGAAAGTTACGGTAACTTTCAAAATGAAAGTAAAAATCAATCTAATGGTTTTAAATCCAACTCAAGTTCTAAAATTAAACTTAATCTATCTATCTATGAAGATGAGATTAATAGCAGCATCTTACCTTCTCTTCTAAAAATCTCTTTAACCAAAAAGATTGATAGATTGATTCATCATAATATTCAAGTTTTAGATATTGTTAAAAACTACGAATTACATAAACAAGCTGTCACAGAAGGACAATATATTTCAGCATTAGATTTTGCATTAAAATTGGACAAGTTCTCAAAAAGCTTTATAGACGTAATGAGTACTAATATTAAAAAACAAATAGAGTTTGAACATAATCAGCAACGTCCTGCTGCTACATCTAAGCAAAAGAAACGTCAAGAAATTGTTCCAGAAGAGATTCGTAAACAAATTGAAGCAGATGAACAAAAAGAAAAAGAAGAAGCTGCTCAATATCAACAACATACGCAACAATTAACGGAAGATATGATCTTACAAGAAAAAGTTGCACTTCTTAAAGATGGTTTTGGAAAACTTACAGATGCAGAGATTGCATTAGCTTTAGAAAAGAAATTTTTAACTCCCGAAGATTTAAAAGGGAACTAACCTACCCTCTTTTTACTTTTAATACGTAGAAAGGTTGGTAAATTTAATATGCCATTAATGGATTTTTAACTTCTCACAGCAACTAGAAATCTCCTAATAGCGGGTGTTATAATTTATTAAAGACTTTAGGCATATTAAATTTACCGCTTATGGAGGTGTGTAGGTTCGTGAATTTACCTATCTTTGCTCAGCAATTCATAATACATTTACATGAGAAGAAAAGAAAAACATCGACAATTAAAATGTACGAGCATGACTTGAAGCATTTTTTTATTTGGCTGGAGGATTATAAGCCAGGGTTTGACGGAGAATCTTGGGGCGATTTAACACGAGATGACTATAATAAGTACTTTATGTTCTTAAAAGATAAAAATCTCTCTCATGCTAATCTGAAGCGTGTAGCATCACATTTAAATGGCTTATTGCGTTATTATCAACTTATAGATCATATTGGTACATTAAAGGCTACAGAAGCTAAGCAACGGGACCTTAAGGACAGCGATTTTATTTCTTCGGAAGATGCCGCTGCCTTATTACAATCTATACCTAGCATGAAAGGTTTGACCGAGAATCAACAGCAAATATACCCTTATATATCCAAGAGGAATCTAGGCATGGTAACTCTTATGATTAATTACGGTCTCACAATTGAAGAAGTTGTAAAGTTAACAGCTGAAAACTTTAATTTTGGACAAAACACTTTAACTATAGAGACTAGTAAAAACAAGCGGACTATTCCTCTTGAGATGGAGGATAAAAAGCTCTTATATAATTATTTAACTAATATACCTGAGTTATTTCGACCAAAGGACTATACGGATGACCCTTTTTTTATATCATTCCGAACTAAAAAGCTATCATACTGGTTTGATTACAGCATGAACAGATCTAAAGGGATGAGTTTAATCGGAGCTAAGCAAATGGTTGAAAAGGAAGTTAAACGTGCAGGCTTGAGGGGAGGTATTAGTTCTACTCACTTCCGAAACACATGTATCATTACGAAAATCCAAGCTGGATGGGATAATAAAGAGCTAATTTCATATTTTGGTTTAAGTAGCCGTCATGCTCTTTATAGATATAAAAATTACCTTAAATTACATTAATTTGAGCTAAAAATTTCATTTTTGTGTACTATTCCTATTTTTGGTTATATAATAGTATTAGAAGTTATCAATTGATAACTTCTAATACCATTATATTGAAATATGAGCATAGACTACCATACCATTTCTATCCTATAATTAGTTTTGTAGGTATTTTTTCACAAACGATATTAGGGGGAAGGTCATGAGTAGTCAAATCGCTTCTATTGAAGATGTAAACTCTATGTTAACGAAAACTAAACAATACATTGATGATGAGAACATCCATTTTCAAGAACGAGAAAAAAACATGGAGTATCTAAATACAAATGGTATTAGTATTGATGATGCTTTAACTTACGTATATGAAATGGATCACCACAATTATAGCAAAGGTCCTGAAGAAGATAGGGACACAAAATTTGCTCCCGGAGATGTATGGATATTTGGATTACCTGAAGGATTCATTCCTGATACGGCTGTAAATGATGAAGTATACGTGAAGTTAAAGGAATTGCTGCAAACAGACCGTATGATTTGCCTATCTTTTCATAAAGCACAATGGCCTATTTCATACGCATACCCAAGGTAGCATTTATTTTTTAACTGGAGGTTACTATTATGATGAGTAGACAAGCTTATTGTGAAAGCTGCAATGGAATTCACGAGTTTGATACTAAATATCTTCACATGGAATACAACGTTAAGGGTGAAACCATTCATATCTTTGGAGAGCAAGGTATTTGCAATAACTGTAAAAATGATGTCTCTGATATGCAAATGATTAGAAGAAATCAAAATTTAGCATTTAATCTTTATCGTCAAAAATTTAATCTTATTTCTGTAGAAGATATCATTCATATAAGAAAAAAATATAACTTGTCTCAAAAAGAATTTTCTTTACTTTTAGGGTTTGGTGAAATTCAAATTACTCGCTACGAAAAAGGTACTTTACCTAATCCTGCACATAGCATGCTTATTAGCCAAGCGAAAGAACCTATGTTTATGTTAGATCTTATCAATACAAATGGTTATAAGTTAGATCCATCTGTAATTAATGAGCTAAGAGGAAATTTAGAAAGAATTAAAGAAGGCGAAATGGAGATAATTCAACCACTACGGGAAATGTTGGAGCAACCTTCAAGCCCCCAAAGCGGTTTCAACCCTTATAATTGGAACAAGATGAAATCTCTAATTGCCTTTTTCGCAAAAGAACAAAATCCATACTTCACGAAAATGTGTAAATTGTTATTTTTCACGGACTTTTATCATTTTAAAGAATTTGGTAGGTCTATAACTGGCTCTAGATATGTACGTATGCCATACGGCCCTTGTCCGGAAAATCATGAAGTTATTTTTGAGAGTTCTCCTGATACAACAATTGAACCTGGGCGTGAAGTAGGCAAATGTATTAAGCTATCTAATAGAAATGTAAACTTTGATTTCTCTCAACAAGAGTGGCAAATAATTAAATTGGTTAACGATAAGTTCAAATCAATGACATCAAAAGAAATTAGTGATTTTTCTCACGAAGAAGACGCTTGGTTAAAAGTACGTGATTTTCATTATATATCGTATGATGAACACGCTGAGAAGTTAGACTTGCAAAGGGAATTTCAAAGATAAATAGACACATGGCTGTTAAAGCCATGTGTCTATTTTTTATAACTAATTAAAAATCGCTATATTCTTCTAAATCATCATCATCTAGATGCCCTTGAACTTCTTCTAAATCCACTAACTGCCCTTCAAATGAAGTTATATCGTCTGTTTTTGTTTCTATGGAACTAGCTGAAAGGTTTAGAGGTGAGCTGGATGCTAACTCTTTTAATTCAATAAGCTGCTTATTTATTGTATGGAGCATCTCATGCGTACTATTATCATTATGTGTGGAATCACCTAAAATATCACGCATAACTAAAGACTCAATATAATCTCCGAGCTGTCTACCCTTAGCCTTTTCTTCTAACTTGTCATAAACAGCTTGACTAATTTTATTTGTTTTAATAGTGAATGCTCTTTGTCGTTCAGACATGTTTATCACCTACATTAGTTTTTTACAGCTTTTTTCTTCTTAATGTAGCCTAAGCTACGAATTTCTAAGCCATATAAATTTAAGTAGCGACTATCTTTTGGTACTTTGTGATATTTGGCTGTACGCTCTTCTCCAATTTTATGACTCATACTTTCCAGAATTGCTTCAGCAAGAATAGATGCTACTCCTCCACTGTATACATACTTTCGCACTTTATTAGCAGGAGGTGGCGCTACATCGTTTAGCTTAGCCAATAAGATGTCTGCGTACTCTTGTAACGATTGATTAATTTGCTGAGTTAAATCTGTTGCATCCCCTGTATTCTCGTTCTCTAAGACAAACTTACGGCTTTCATGGTTATCAACAATAAATTGATCGAAAGTACGTAAGTCAGTAAATAATTCAGGAAACTTTTCTTTACGTAGTTTATCAATATGAGCTAAGTATGGAATACCTTCAATTGTCTGGAATGATTCTCGACTGTTAGCTGCTTTTAGTCCCTCTGGTAAAATTACAACATCTGTGGAACCCCCACCAATATCAACAATTACAGTTTCAGCGTATTCGTACTCAGATACATCTTTTCTATCAACAAGCTGCAAATCTTTCTTTAGAGAAAAGCGGGCTACCTCCCCTTCTTTTAAGCAAATGCTTTCTTTAACAGTTACCTCTAACTCATTTGAGAAGCCGGGTGTGTGAATTTTAAATGCATGCTTTTTTGCAAAACGGTCAGCCATTGCTGTTTGTGCTTCACCAAAAGTAGCTGATTTTTTCAACAGCCAGATTGGTAACATTGTAGAGAAATAGTTAATTTCAATCTCAGTATCTTCTACATCCTCTGCTTTTAAAGCATGGTAATAAGCAATAGCCGCTAGGAATGTAATGTATGGAATATGGCTTGTTATTTTATTATGTAGCTTATTAATATGATTATTTGCTAATTGTTGAGTTGCTGCTATATCCCCTACTAAGAAATAACGCTCATCTTCTTCCCCTGGAACAACTGTTGAGATTAGGATACGCTTTTTAAAATCTTCGGGAGAACTAATTGAGTCTGTAAAAAAGGAATTAGCAACCTCTTTCTTAATCTCTACAACATTGGTTGGTAGATCAAACTGGTAACCATCAATGATGTTCATATCTACAGAATTACCACAATCTTTATTAAATCTTGTTATTTTCATAAATAAACCCTCTCCTTAACTTTTAGTTGAACTTAAGTTTAACTTCTTTTTCATTTTACTCCAAAACTATCCATATTTCAAGATTGTAGTTGAACTTATTTGTTTACAAAAATATTATAATATCAACATTTTTCGCAATTAAGTTTAACTTATTTTAATCTATCTATGTAAGAATCTAGTTATTTTTCAAACTAGTTCAACTTAAGTTAAACTAGTTTGGTGCGTTGCTTCACCTTACTTTATCCTAGGAGTTTTGAATCTTTTCAATCACTGTACGTCATTTAAAATAGATAATGGTTTATTTAAAACATTTTCCTCTGTTTTAAGTTAATCATGAAGGGAATTAGAGATTTATAACGTAATAGTAAAAATAAGCTTTTATACTTAGGTATTAACTTATCGAGTGATGATAATAGGGTTAGATAAACGTAGGAAGTTAAATACATAGGAAGAGAGGTATTAAAGATGAGTGATGATAATAATCAAGTTGATGAAAAGAAAGATGAGCGCGAACTCACTATTAAGGATATAGCCGAGATTATTGATGAAAACCCTCACACCATCCGTAACTGGATAAAAGAGCTAGAGGGTTATATACCATTTGAGCGTAAAAGAAACGGCTATAGAGTATTTAAGAATGATGGCTTAGAGCGCTTTAAGCTAATTAAGCATCTAAACCGTGATCAAGAGTACACACTAAAAGAAATTGCTTTATATCTTGATACTGGCGGCGAAGCGTTTAAAGTCATTCCTGAGCCGAGTGCAGATTCTATGCTTGCTGAAGAAATGAGAAAGATGAGAGAACGAATAGATGATTTAGAAAAAAGAGACCGTGAACGTGATGACATCTTAAAAGCGATAGCTGAACAGTTAAGTAAGCAAAACGCCTATATAGAGCACACACTAAAAGAACGTGATGAGAATTTAACCAGTGCTATGAGGGAGATGTTAGAAGGGAAGAAACTTATAGCAGCCACAGAACAAAAGGAACCTGAGAAGAAAGGTTGGTTCCAGCGATTATTAGGTAAGTAAACAGTATATTATTATGAGTTTATTATATATAAAGGGGTTGGGAGACTTGAGTTGGGAAGTTGTAGTTTCTAAAACGGGTTCAAAATGGGAATACGTATGTTCCATTAATGATAGCCAAGTACAGGTTACAGAAGAAATAAGGGGTAGAATTAAAGTTAACCTTAAAGGTGTTTCTCTTTTACATGAGCATAGAGGATCTAAGTTAAAGCTCATCAAAACAACTGTTTTTTCTGATGAACCTCTAACTATAATCAAAGAAGAGATTCTTCTGAATAGATGGGTGCCTAGGTCAAAAGGTTGTATAGAATCAGTGGATATCCCTAGTCCTAAAATCAAAAAAGTTACTTTGGTTGGTACTGAAGCAGAAGAATTATATAACTTCATGAAAAGTGGTAATTAATTTTTGTTGTTTAGGAAATTTTTATTTGATATTCTAAGGTTAGAACACTTTTGGAGAAGGGTGTTCTAACCTTAACTAATAGGTTTAACTTCAGCGGAGATCTTCATTTGCCTGCCAGCGTGAAGGTCTCTTTTCTTTTATCTTCAAGATATCTTGCATCTCAATAACCAACTTCATACCTTCTAAATCAAAGCCATAAACCTTGTAATTACCATAATCAACTTGTGTTAAGCGGAGTATTAATTGCTTCCCATCCTTAGTAGTTACAATAATCACCTTTCCAAGATGTTTAGCAAAAATACGTTGCCATGCCATCAACTTAATCACCTCCTTTCAAGAAGTGATAATAATCACTTGGATTCTGGACCAAATACAGCTTCCATTCCTTCTTTAGTAACAATCCATGTTTTACCAAACTTCCTTATCGTTCCTGGAGGGAATTTTTCAAGATTCCATTCTGCACGAATAGTGCGATCTTTTACTTTCCATCTTTCTGCAGCTGAAGAGGTTGTCATTATATCTGGGTTATCTAAGTTAATCTTCATACTCTTATGTACTATCCTCCTTATTATGCCGTCATCGGTATGTAATCATAATAAACTAAAATCACTATGCCGTCAACGGTATGTGTTAAAAAAGGTGATTATGATGATAATCACAAAAAAGCGCCTTCATAGGCGCTAATTACTTTTGGTAATACGTATACTTCTAGGGATTTTAGGTGTGTAGTCAATAATTCCTTTAGATTTGAGGGTGTTTAGATAGCGTGAAGTCGTACTGGTTGAATGAAAATCACAAATATGTGTTAATTCTCGAAATGTAGGGGGGTAACCATAATGATTGATAAATTTTTTTATTGCGTATAAAACAATTTGCTCTGATATGCACTGTTTATATTCTTTTCCTTCACACATAGCGTTACGCCCCTTGTTGTTTTACATAAGGCTTGATGACACGACCAGATAATATATTTTCAATCTTAAAGAATCGTAAGGCCCGCTGTTTGTAACAATATGCCTTTATTGTATGCTCATGCAACTCTAAGACGCGAATGATCCGCTGAGAGACTTGATCCTTTTGATTAATATACATAATTTCTAATTTACTATTATCGTTATAAGCCTGTTTTAATTGATATAACATACGTAACAACCTCCTAAGTGCTAATAATCATCTTTATATACTAATATTATATAAGAACATGTGTTCTTTTTCCACTATGACATTTATTTAATTTTGGTTTATAATTGGATTATATATATAGAATAGGTGGGATTTGGAATATGAATTCACATGAAAATGCACAATTAGTTAGCGCTTTAATTGACCAAGTAGAACCTTTGAAATTAAATGTAAAAGAGGTTGTAACGCCATTGAATAATAATGTCGTAGACTTAGAACCATTATTTATTAGATTGGTTGAGGGTGGGTGGCTAAATAAAGAAATGTATGAGCATACAATAAGCGGATTAGCAAAACAGCCTACTCTTAGAGAGTAGGCTGTTTTTAGGTGGCCAGCATTTGTAACAAAGTCTTTATTAAAAGAGGGAGAAGTTGCACAACTATATAAGTTATGGAGGTCTTAGTTAGCCAACTAATGCTACGTTCCTTGAAATTCATTATATATAATAACCCTGAAATTCCAATAATCAAGCTAGCAATAGGATAAGATACAATCTGTAATATTTGTAGAAAGGGCTCTATTGTATCGTAGGCAACATTAATACCAATTTCTTTAGTTTGATCTACAGGGTGTAGAGCCCAATCGACCAATGCTTCAAATGATGTAGTTGCTGTACTAATAGTGGAACTACTACTGATAAAATCTGAAATGCTACCAACTGTTTGTATTTTGCTCCACACACTGTATCCCTCCCTTAAAATCCTGCTGTTATAGATACTAGCAAACGCATGAGCATTGGTGACAACTGCACTAGGATGTAGCCAATTGTAGCACCTTGAAGCATTTCAACTGCTTTAGGACGATTTCCAATTAACCAATAGATACCAGCTGCACTGAAAACTAAGAATGTAATCGGATATGATAAACCTTGAACTAATTCAGTAAGTGGTTGAAAGGCTGTAATTACTTTTTGGGTTACATCTGCTTTAACTGAAGCACTTGCTGTGACTGATTCAGCAAATGAGAATGTAGGCATTGTATTTAAAATTAGTGGGAATGTTGCTCCAGCAGCTAATATCGGAACAATATCTTTCTTTGAAGGTGTAGAGATTGAAGGGTTTAAAAACTCACGAACTGTACCAACTGTTTGAACCTTCTTAGATGTAAACATGTTATTTCCCCCTCTTAGTTGTCTTTTTCTTTGAAGCAGTTGTAGTTTTTTTCTTTTTCTTGCTCTGCTTTCGTTTTTTAATCCCATAATCTAATGCCATAAACCCTGCTTGGATAGCCACTTTTTTCCACATGTAAATTCCTCCTAATAAAAGTCTGAGATAACAAAGATGTTGGATTCTAACCCTTCACATAGATTAATTAGTTGTCTTCGCCTAAACTCTGTTGTGGTCATCCAAATAAACACTGGTGGTGTGTCTGTAAATGCACCAACATCAATGAGTTTACGGTAACGGTCCATTTTAGATTTATTGGCCACCATTTTTTGAGTGTAATCCACTTCTATAATGTAGCGCTGGCCACCGTTAACAAATGTAGCATCACAAATTACCGTAGCAATGTCCTTTACAGACATTTTTATTTCATTTTTCCAATCATCAGGAGCTTGAAAGCCGATATATAAGGCATTTCTCATAATGTAATGCTGAGCTGTAGTTAGCTTTTTAGTTACACGCTTGGCACCTATCCGCTCACGACCCTCTTTAGATAAGTGATAAATCGTTTCTCCATCACGAAACGAGTTAAGATATACATCCATTGACTTTAAGAATTTTTGAGCATTACGTTCTCCGCCTAGATCATGCAATGTTTGAATTTGAGAACGACTAAGATAGCTCAGTTTCTTCAATGAGTAGAGAATATCTTCCACCCGCTGTTCCCTTCTGATTGTCTTCTGCATTCTCATCATCCTTTCTAGGCTTAATAATGATATGTGGCTTTATAACAGAGTCTATATAGCTGTTACTCATTAAAGGAACTTGAACTTTATGGTTGGTCACACCATCTATTACAAGAGCTCTACCTGGATTTTCTAATTTTTCTGCTCCCCATTTATCAAGAACTGTTTGAGACTGCCTTCCAGATCTCAGTTTAAAACAAACTATTTGGTTAATATTTGACTTGATATCTTTGTTCATAACATCTGCGGTAGGATATTGAGTAGCAAACAATAAAATATAGTTAAATCCTGCACCTAAGCGGGCTATTTCAGAAAGACGCATCTCACAATGTTGTCTAAATTTAAGTTCGTCTGCTTTATTTTTTTTAATGATAGGAGAAAGTTCAGCTGCTTCATCTATGACAATGAAATGTTTTTTGGTAAACCCTAACTCATTTGCTGTTTCTACACCTTTATCCCTACATAAAGCTTCCATGGACTTCATATCAGCGTATATTTTATCTAAAACAGTAACAGCATCTTGTATTTCATCAGCAAAACCACTAGTTTGTTTCAGGTGTTTGAAGCGGTTCATTGATACCCCGCCTTTTAAATCAATGAATGAAAAGGCTACTTCATCTGGATACAATTTAATCAAGGTTGTAATCAACATCTTTGAGAATTGAGTTTTACCTTGTCTTGTTCCTCCCGCAATGGCCATATGCTCGCGTCCAATTTTCCACTTCAGCATACGCTCACCATTGTCACCTAATGGAATTCGCCAATCAGTGCATTTAGATAAGAACTGGTCATCAAATTCAATGTGAGAGGGGAGACCTTTATCAAACACTTTGATATGCAGCATGCCGTCAAAGCTCATTTTAATATTCTTTGAGGACTCAACCTTTTCAAAGAACATACTGTATAAATCATCTTTAAGAGTAACCCGATTATAGTGATTATCACGTAGATAACGCCAAAGTTTTTTAATGCCTTTTTTAGTAAACACATAATCTCGTTTTTTTATGTTTAACCCGTCTTCAAATTCATTGATATGATCTTCAAATTTTTTAAAGGATAATCCATGAGGTATCTGGTACACATATTCCACAAAACGCTCCTCACTTGTTTTTCGATGTAACCTAATTGAGTTACCATGTACTTTTAAGTTACAAGCATCAGCAACAGAAATTATTTTTTCATGATCTTCCATCTTTCTGCTGCTTTTTTGTTTTGTGTGAGCTACTAGATACAGACCGCCAAGTAACGATGTAGATAATGCTTCTAAAATCATAGAGGTCTACCACCTTCCTTTGATATCTACATAGTAGATAGTCCTTACTTAAACGAATTATCAAAAGTATGCTAGAAGATTGATTTAAAAAGGTTTCTGCGTTCGTTTTAATAGTCGGTTAGCGTATTCCATTGCGCCTTTATAAAACGAACTGAACACGGAACTCTGTAAACTCTCCTAAAGCGAATTTTATATCGTATGATAAAGCGTATTAGACTCCGTTTGTCCAATATTCCCAATTTGTTGTGAAAATTTCTGAAACTCATGTGAAAGTTTTTTAAGTAGTTGGAAAAGGTTCGTATAAAGACGTAATAGAAGGGCAATCCTATAAGTACTAATCAAGCAGTCAATAGGAAGGTGATTTAAATGTGGGGTATTGGAAAAAAACGCTCTAAAGTAGGGAAATACATTGATAAACATGGATTTTCTCAGGAGGATTTAGTGGAAGCGTCTAAAGTGAGCCGTAATACAATTAGTAAAGTTTGCAACGACCCTAGCTATGTACCTGCTACAGGAACAATTAAAAAAATCATGAAAGCATTAAAGAAGTTGGATCCATCACTTCGAACAGATGATTTCTTTGATATATAAATAGACCGTTTACTTAACTTAAAATAAAGTAGCTCATATAAGTTCCTTTCATATAATTTTTGCGTTTATAATAAAAAATGGATTTAAAGGAAAATTTATGAGGGGGGCTATCATGAATAAGATATTAAGTAGTTTTTTAGTAATGGGGCTGTTAGCTGGCTGTGGGAACGAAGCTGCTAACGATACGTCAACTGAAAAAATTGAAAAAAATGTGGCGGTACAAGAGCCATCTACAGAAACTACCGCTAAAGAAGAAACAAAGGACAATGAAACTGGTATTCATAATGGAGAGTTTGATATTACCAATGATACTGGCTATATCAAACTACTTGGAATATTTGAAGGGGATATATCCAGTGAAGAAGACCTTAGTGCGACTATTGATTTCAATGGATTTAAGGTTTCTTTTATCCCTTCACTTGTCGATGTTGAATTAAGCGCTGAAGCTCAAACGGAAGAAAAATATAAAGGTAAAACAGAAACCAAAGCAATTATGCTTTCTATGAATGTAGAAAATACATTAGATGATGATGTAGATTACAATGGGTCTTTCACTGTAGTTACAGATACAGGTGAACAAATTCATTCAGAAAGCGGTCTGCTTTCTCAGAATGCTGTTGTACAAACTTATCATGGTAAAGTGAAGGAAACAGGCTATGAAATTTTACCTCTGAATGGAGAGGAACTACCTAAGAGCATAAAGGTAATTATGGATCCACCAGATAAATTAGTTGATGGAGCCTATAATGGAAATGAAGACTTAGGTGGAGAACAACGAATTGAATTTACAAAATTAGTTACAGAGTAAAAAAAAAAAGCCCACCACTCAATAGAGTAGTAGGCTTTTCTTTTTAATATCCTTTAGATTTTAAGACCGCTTGCAGTTTCTTTTGTGTATTCGGACCATAAATTCCATCTGCTTGTCCAGGAACATACACACTTTGAAAACGTCGTACTGCATCCGCCGTATCATTTCCATAGATGCCGTCTATACCATTGTTTTTAGCACTTTTATTTGGGTAAAAGTGAACAGCAACTAATGCAGCTTGTAATTGACGCACCAATTCGCCTCGTGAGCCCTTTTTAAGAACCTGTGAAGGTAATGGGTATTTATAAGCGGATTGTGGCTTTTTAGACGCTTCTGGCTTTGGTGTATATGCATGTTGAGCTTTTCCTAATTTAATAGTTTGACCTACCTTTAATTGTGTTGGGTGTATATCTGGATTAGCAGCAATCAAATCATTTACTGTAATGCCTGCTGGACCATCTTTTTCAGCAATTGACCAAAATGTATCTCCTTCTTGAATTGTATATAAATCTGGTGGTAATGAAGGCTTTTGGTTGGCTCCAGGTGCAATTGTTTCTAAGATATCTTTGAAAGCTTTGTTATAGTCATATACGCAGCATGCTTTCCAACTGTAACCTGGCATTTCATTGTGAGACTTATCATATTTACCGATACCATCTTTAATTAATGCATTACGCAAATCAATAATGGATGCAATGGTTGCCTTGCTTAATTTATCAGTACGGTAGTCGCCAATTACACAAATTCCAAGACCGATTGTATTGCTGTTACCAACATGATAACTACGTTTGCTAATATCTACACAATAATAGATAGCTGCCTTACCATTAATAATTGTGTTTGGATCAATAATTAAATGATAAGCAACTTCTGGCCAGCCGTTTGTTCCAACGTGAAAGTTTGCAAAGGAAACAATATTAGAGCCTCCTGCAGATAATTTTGTTAGCGAGTGATGCCATACACGAGTTGTAATTGAATTGACACCATTTGCTCGTTTACTATAAGAGCCTTTGCTTGGTAATTTCCCTCTTTTATCAACTAATTGAGCGAGCTGTTCAAATTTATAAGTCATCGCGTGTTTCCTCCTTTTTAAATAAAAAGAGCCACATTTCACAGCGGCCCTCAATTACAATTGAATTATTTTGTTTCAGAATCATTTTTAAGCGTTTCTACAGGCGCTACAGGAGGTATTTCTACAGTTGGTGGTATTTGTACTTGATTACCTAATATAGCTTCTTTACGACCTTCCGAGCGTGTTATTTTAGCATTAATTTCAGATGCTACAGCTTTCAACATCCACTCTGGTATCCATTTATCATATCCAGCTCTTGCGAAGTTTGCCGTCATGCTCATCCAACTGTGATAAATTAAGCCGGAAGAAATGAATAAATAAAAACCGCTAATAGGTACATCAGCAATGACAACGGGTGTACCTATGATCGTATCCATTAAACGGCCAACTAAAGGCAACATTAAAATAACAGTTGTGCGAACTACCCCTCGAATACCATAGTCACTAGAATAAGAACCATCCTTTAGTGCTGCACCAATAGCTCCTAACCAATCAAATGCAACAACAAGAATGAGCAATAAAGCAATGTACATATTAACTTGTGAATTGCCATATAAAGCATTTAATACTATCCCAATCGATCCACCAGCAATACCGGCAAAGCTAAAACTGGGGTTAATGAGTAAGCGTAAATCAAAGATATCAGCTGAAAACTTCATAGGAACCTCCTTAAATAAAAAGAAGGCCAGAATAAATCCAAGCCTCTTTTTAATTGATTTTTTTAGATTTCACAAACGTTAAACTAAACTAAGGTCTAATAATAGTGGAGCTATCGAAGGTGCAATCTCTTTTTTCACTGCAAAATATTTCTTTTTGAGCATGGTATCTTTCATGAGATATTCTTCATAGTCATCGGATTCTGCCATTAAATTCAATTGAGCTTGCTTATAATTTTCTTCTAGCACTTTATAAGCAATTTCACGCTGAAAATCTACTAATAAATCGTTAGTAATCCCACTGTTATAGTCTTTATCTACAATGATATAAGGGACATTAATTCCCGTAGCTGTTATATTTGCAGTTTTTAAAGAATCTACACCTAGAACAAACGGTGGTGATACATAATCTATAGACATAACTTCTAAGGTTTCAGGATTCAAATAGAGAACTTTGTGTGTGTTACCTGCAATATTTTGTTGTAAACTTTCATCGTAATTTAACATCGTTTTTTCAATAGCCATTTCTGCATTGCCCCTTTGAAGTTAATTTTTATAGGTTACTTCTACTTTTAGGTTGTTGTTAAAAATCATGTATGGGCTATCGGAATACATCCAAAGACCAATTCCGTAAACAGAAGTCTGGTTAATATGATTCTTAAAGGCTGCAGTTGCGTCAATCCATTTTGCTTCCCCCCACTTGAATCCTGCTGTATAGGCTGTACCTGTAGACAGTCCTCCATAGAACGTAGGTTGTGAGCTGCTTGATGGTTGAGATTGATAACCATGTAGGACAAACCGTGCATTCTTTGACGCGGAGGAACCACCCCCGTTATAACGTTGCGCCCAAATACGAACCTTCGTAATGGTTTTCCCATTGAATTGATTAAATTGTGTACCAAAGAACCAATAGCCCATATAACGTCCATAAGAACTTGTCCAAAGAGCTTGACGTACATTTCCTCCATACCATTGTCCACCAAAGCCAGAGCGCCAAGAATTCCCGCTGTTCGCCGTGACAGTGACAGTCGTATATGTTGCTGGTGCAGGAGTAGAAGGAGCTGTGGCGTTAGGATATGTCCAAGTTCCTGTACACTGACCACCTTGATCACCTAATGCATTTTTTGAACTTCCTGTTGGTGCTGTACCTGTTCCTGCAACAATAGAAGAACGATAAGCTCTGACACCATTAGTACCACCAGAACCCGTACAATCAATAACATCTGCACGCGCGCCATATGCAGCAATTACTTGTGAATTTGTCCCATTGTAGAACTGACAACCACGTAAGTCTGCAAATGAGTTCGAAATATACACCGCGTAAGCAGTTAAACTTTTCGCATCTACAATGCTATTGTTCATAGCTAAACGCGCCACACCTTCAGCATAGACAGGCGATTGGTTAGCTGTAGCAATAAACTTTCCTGAGTTAATGACTGTATTTACTGTACTGTACATGAATTTAAAGCTTCCGTATAAAACGTTAGATGTATTCTGAAAATCAATTGTCAAAGCACCACTTCCTGTAAACCCTTGAACCAATACGTTTTCATATACTTCACTTGCATTTGAATAATGCATTTGAATGCGTACATCATGCGAGAGAACTTTAGGTAAACGGTTCACCGCTTCCTGAATGGTAGCCAACGGTCCTGCTGCCCAGCTTGTCCCAGGATTATCATCATTTCCGTTGATTGGATCTACGTATAGGTTAATAACATCAGTAGTGGTCTCTACAATGTTGGGCGCTTTAATACTTTTTGATATATATAACGACTCAGCAATAACATTCTGAAACCCTGAGTAATACGTCACACCATCATCATCTAACGTGTTTAAACCTACAGCCAGGTCACCATTTGCATCTAGAACAATTAGCTGACCATTAACGTTATTTGCTCCTCCAAGGGTAGCGGTCCCGCCTTGTAATTTATCAAATTCAACAGATAAAGCTTTAATATGGCGACCTTCTATAACGCCATCAACAATTAATTCAGCCGTTGCTCTTCTTCGCATCACTATGTTGTCAAGATAAAATTTATTTGTTGTTTCACCATTGTTGGAAAACGTTGCATAAAACTGTAAATAAGCTGTACCGCTTGGAACCGTATAGTTACCTGATAAGGTTGTAAAATTCATTGTTTTTGTACCTGACCAAGTAACAGGGTTGTCCCAAAGATTTAACGGTTGTTTCTTTGCGTCATAACGTAAAAATCCGATTCGTCCTGTTCCATTTCCGGCTGTATTTAGATAACGCCCCATTGCTGATAAATAAAAATTTTCTCCTGCTTGAACAGGTATAATATTTGATGCATAAATGCTATTGTTACCACCGCTTGCATAAGCATCGAATTCAAGGGCTTTTCCTGAACCGTTTCCATTTGCAAAAGTTGAAATATCTTGAACCCTCACACCTGAAGTTGTATTAAAACCAAAAGGTAAAGCTCCGACTGTATCACTTTCAAAATCAGGGTTTTCAATTAAGTTCGTCCAATCAGAAAGGAATAATGATTTTGCAAATAGGGTTCCTGTTGCGATAACATCACCGTTAAATAGTGATTTCTGCCCGTTGTACTTCCAAAGTGAAATAGTTTGTGCTGCATCACTCCAAGAAGAAGAATTGGTGTCAATAATATCTTGAGCATTTTTCGCTTCAGTAATATCTAAGAATTCAAGCGTTTCAACAGCTGCTTTACCGTTACCACCAGAATAGTTGACAATAAACATAGGACGAACGTAAACCGTACCTGCTCTAAATTGGTTTGCAAGATCCCCAACACCTGTAATGGTCCCTTTGAATTCCTGCCAACCATCGCTGCTTTTGATACCAACTCCAGCAACAGCACAATATCTATGCGTCCCAGCCCCACCTGTCAAAGCATTAAAATCTTTACCCAATGTCGCTACCCCAGCATAGACTTGCATAGCCCCCGCTGTTGCATCCACTAGCTGCTTAACTCTGAAGCGAACTTGATAGGTTCTGTTTACGTCAACAGGAATTGCATTTTTAGAAAAAACATACGATTGACCTGTAATCGTTAACGTATCACCGCCATGCGAACCATCTTGGCCTTCAACATATGAAGCGTTTGGATTAATCGCACTTACTGTTTGTCCAATGTAAGAATTTGACCAGAACTTAAAACCCTTTGAAAAAAGTGGATCATAAAAACTATTATATGTTGTATCTGCTGAATCTTGTGCGTTGTCAGAATTTGCTTTTTGTTTGGCTGCAACGGCTTCTTTTAAAGAATTTAAAGCATTCGTATATTGTAAAAACTTATCCCTGAAAGTTGCTTTTGTCACATTAATAACTTTATCTTTATTAGCTATAGAAACATCCCAAACATCAACAGGCGTAAGGGATTCAAGATACGTTTTTAAATTATTATATTGCGTTGCAAAGTTTGTATATGTCGAGTCAACACTAACCACTCCGACATTCAAAGCCTGCTTTCTGAGAGAAGCAAATTCACCTTTTCCGCTACTATCAAGAGTTGTTACTGCAGGTAAAGTTGTGGCTGTGTCTGCAATCACATATCCGATAATATTGGTAATAGCGTCTTTTAAAGCCTTTCGTTCCGTATAATCAATTACACTGTCGCTCGTAATATCATCGATGCTCTTGTTTATGTTTTCAATCGTATCTGAATAGTTAGGATCAAGCTCTCCAATATCCACCCATGAAGAACCACCCCACTTTTTCATCATATTAGGGGTTATACTTGTATCTAGCCATAATGTCCCAACAGTAGGATTTGCTGGTGCTGTTCCCGAAACAATAGCATCATTCATATCAATAAGTGAAAATGTAGCTGTTGCAACTGCCATTTGATGTTCCCCTTTCTCAAAACAAAAAGAAGGAGGAATATCCCCCCTTCTTTTTATGCCTTATCTATATCACACACTACATTGCCTCTCACATTAATATCTGTAGCTGCAACTGTAATTGTTTTTCCTGTCTTGCTTCCGCTTGTGTTCCAGGTTGTGTTTCTAACATTGTTCGCATCATACAAAGACCAAGTATAAGTAAACATGCTTCCTGCAGCATCTATTTCCACCCCAGCTTGAAAGACTTTTGCGGTTAATGTGACTGTTCCTTGTCCATTCTTAAATGTATTTGTTCCTAGAATGGTAACGACATATGGATCACTGACGTCCGTTACAGTACAAACATCTGAGTATTTAACACTTCCATACGTTACAACACATTTAAACGATTCCACACTTGGAATAGCGCTTGCTGGAATTGTAATCGTATCTGTTGTATAGCCTGTTACTCCATTAGCTGTTGCAGCATCCTTCATTAAACGCCAACCATTACCACCATCAGCATCCCCACCGCTTGATGTTGTAGCAGTAGAATCTTGATAATACCATTTGAACGCTGTACCAGTTACTTGATTTGCTCCTTTGTATACATCAACATGAGCTTTAACTGTTCCAGTAGAGTTACGCACCACATTCCCTTCTGGTGTCCATACAACTGCCGTAACAGCATCAGCTCCTGCTTGCCCTGTTTGCCCATCTGCAACAATCGGAATAATCTGTTCATCTATAAAGTTTGTACCTGATGGCGTAACACCAGCTTGATACAAACGTACGCGAACAGCCTTAATAGCAGAAGTAGCTTGTGCTGTTGGCGTGTATGTTTTAGATGATTCATTTGAAGCTGATGTGTATTTATCAGTAAACGCTGTACCATCTGTTGATTCAGCAATCACAAACTTTCCAGCATAAGCAGAAGGTGTTCCTGCTCCCGTTTGAGCGAATGCTGAGAATGTAATATTAGAAGGTGTGTAAACCTTAGAGATGTTCATTTGAATAGCTGAAACACTCTGAGACAACCAATAAGAGGTTGCATTCGCTCCGCCTCTCGTTTTATTGACAGTGAAAACCTTTGTAATTGTTGCATGTCCGCTTCTTGTAGCAGTAAATGTCACCGTTCCTACATCTGCGCTCATGCCGGTAGTTGTAAATGTTCGATTTGTTGGTGTTCCTGACGCCGTACCTGAAATGCCTGATAATGATTGTGAAATGGTCCAGTTAGCGGTATCATCTGTCGCACCATTAAAGATAGAAATCGTCGTTGAGGCACCACCAAAACTTGAAACCGTTCCGTTTGCATCAGCCGGGACGTTTGCGGATTCATTGCTTAATACGGCCATAATCGCATTTGTACCGTTCGTACCGTTAGAACCATTTGTTACTTTAATAATTTCGTATTCAGCTTTTGTCACAACGTCAAACCCTGTACCTGTATCTGTATAAGTGATTTCTGCCATGTATGTCATTGAATGGTTTGAAGCTAAAACATTCGATTTAATGGTGAGTGTTTTAACGGATCCTGTCCCTAATACATACGTCGAATCGCTCGCTGTAATTTCCGTATAATTCCCTGAGCTGTTCGTTTGATAAAACCACTTGATACTTTTCGCTTGAGAAGCAATGTCTGTACTGTTACCGGCAATAAAGAGCTGCGGTGTTAAAACATTATTTGTTGAGGCATAGTTAGGTGTGTAAGCCCCGCCATTAGGATTATAGATTACTTGTCTTTGTTGAGATGAACCTATAAAAGCTTGAAGTTGTTTTGCATCCGATAAATCAACTAAACTCATTGAACCAGTAGCTACAATTGTCATAAAATACCACTCTTCCTATTTATTATTTTTTATTCTTCCGCTATATCAACATCACAATAGAAAGTAGCACGCTGGTAAACATCGGATGTACTAATTAACACTTTACTACCTACATTTTTGTGCGCATTTGTCCAAACGTAATCAATATTGCCGGCTCTATCTTTTTTCGTCCAAATGAACGCTTCTACTGGCAATGTATCGGTTATATTTTCTTTCCCTCTATAGACACGGGCATTTAGCTCTGTATCAATCAAACCATTTTTGAAGGTTTGTCCATTACTTGAAATGACTTCTACTTTATAGACAATATCGTTTTTAATTTTGTCTACTTTTTCTTGTGCACCCTCTGGTGTTTCAGCGCCAATCTCATCAGCGGTTGTAGGTGTAGCCTTTCTCCACTCAAAGCCGTCCCAAGTATACAGAATCTCAACTGATTTAGATGTATCTATCCACAACGCATTAAACGCCCCTTTTGGCGGCGTTGGTTGTCTGAGTATCTTAACCCTTAGATTCTTTTTAAAGTCATCAAATTCAGCTAATACATCCCGCTGAGAATATTCAATAAAATCCCCTAACGTATATAACTTAGATGACTTATCAATTAAAGAACGTTCTACACTAATTACACGCGCTTCTATATATAGAGGAGGACTATAGTGTAAATCTTTAATTCGTAACGTATCACCATATCGAACTTTCTCATGTTCATATCCTGGAACGTTTTCTAAATCAGCCTGTGAAATTTCATATTCAACCAAGCTATTAATCCGTTTGGCCAGTTCAGTTTCACCTAAAGACGTTAAACGTTCCTTTGTCATTTCGACATCTGAGCTTTCAGGCTCATATATCTTCCACAGATGCTTGCCGTTACGTCCCCAGCGTCTTAACGCATTATTGTCCTTAATAACGACGCTAAGCCTTGAACCATCTTCTTTTTCGGGCCCTATGCATAAAAGAGCCGTGACAATTTCATCTGTTTTCTCTTTACGTACTAAGTTAAGCAAGTCTTTTCCGAATTCAACTTCTTTTCCTTTGAATTCTCCAACTCGCACAAGCATGTCTACAACACGTTTAACGATTCGATTACCATCAACTTCTACTCGGAAATCTAACTCACGATTAAAATATGTTCCTACAAACTTTATGGACTCATATGGATCAGAATAGTCAAAACCAATTTTTCTAATGCTTTCATTTTCTGTTACGCCCATTTCCCATTCAGTGCCACTTAATACAAAGTTACCAGCGGTTCTGACAGTTTGGCCAGTGAGCTCTACAGGTGTAATTGTCTTTTGTTTACGTAAATCCAAATAAGATGCTGTACAAGTAGCGGTTATTTCATTACCGTCACGTTCTACATCATCTATGATAAATTCTCGAAATTTGCCATCTTCATCAGGAATGACAACCCTGTTTCTACCCACAATAAATTCTGACTTTGGATCATCTAGTGAACAAGAAAACTCAAACGTTTCTTCTAATTGGAAATTCCTTTTATGATCTCCGGCATTCATACTCTCATCAAGCGTAGCGATAATATCATCTGACTGCTTTTCAAGAATGTGAATCATCTAAACCTCTCCCTCCAAGTTACCTTTGTAGGCAAAGGGGGACTCGTGACAATAACGTTATCGCCACGATTAAGAGTAAAATATTCACCACCAAATGCTTTTAAGTCAATACGTGACTCACCATTAACTAAAATATCTTTGGCTTTATGGTCAAAGGTAACTACATCACCTTGTTTTACGATATAAGGGATTTGATTTGTCGTAATTGTGTTAATCTTATAAACCCTTATATCATCCGCTCTTAAAGAAGGAACTGGACGAGTTCCATGCTGCGCAATGTAGATTCCTACTTGAGTCGGCTTTCTTATGAACTGCTGCTCTACATCATTAAATTCTTTAAATGTTCGAGCTGTATGTTTTCCTGTTGTTTTATCAACCTTAGCAACATAAGCGGTCCAACGTGTACCAACCCGCTCTATTCTGAGCATGCCGTAGAAATTCCAGTACGTAGATTCCTTTTCCCCCGATGTACTAATGATATCTCTATAACCTGCGTCACCACCCCCTGTCCTTGCTGTAGCGTAGTTACGTTTTCCAGAGGAGTCCACATCTTTAATCGTTAACATGCAAACGGAAAGGTTGTTTTCATCTAACAAGTAGACTTCTACCTTTCCGAATTTGTCTTCACCAGTATTTAAAATCTCTACCATAGCTTCTAGCCGAAAATCTGTTAATGTCTGACCTAATGACTTTTTGTAAAAAGGACCATGCCATGCGTCTTGAGTAACCCCAAAATCTTGAGCTATAAAACGGTATCCATCAGATTTCATGTTACCTGTTGCATACCCATCAATCCCTACACGACCTTCCGTCTTGGCCCACCCAACTATTGATGTTAATTTATCGTTTAACACAGTCTCTTCTTTTTCAACTGCATAGTCTTCTAAATTAACAACGCGGCCTATACGGTTGATTTCTTCACCGTTAGTAATATCAATATTTGTATAACTTTTATCCACTTGAATTTCTATAATAGGTTGGGCTTCAACAGTACCAATATTGCTTACTGTCGTTATAGAAGTACCATTTGATAAAACGGCAGTAGCTGTCTTTTCTGTTTTTGCATATTTATAGGGATCTGGACAAATAAACGTTATGACTCCTTGTCCAAATGTTACAATTTCATTAGGGTCAAACGTGCCGTCCACTAGTGCGTAATATACACGTTCCGGCTCATCATCAAAGATTAGCTCTGCTGCTTTATCTGTAATCAACCAAGCAGCTAAATCCTCTTTAACTTTTTGTAAGTTCGGTGAATTAATCCATACTGGAATAGATATTTCACGAACGTCTACATTGGTACGTTGATGATAACCACCAGGACGGTTCGGAATTTTTAAGATGTCTCGTTGAATAGGTGCCCAAGCTGGACGCTTCCAGCCCGGTGCAATATTCAAGTAACTTCGACGTTCTCCATTAAATGTAATACCCAAGGTTATCACCCCTTTTTAAATCTGTCTTTGACATTATCTTGCTTACTGTCATACTCTTTACGTGCTTTATACGTAGCTTTCGCGAAGGATTTACCATCAATATTAAGCTCTACAAGAATAGGTTTGTCCTCTTTATTAGATTGCTTAGGTGTCTCGTTAATCCCTTGGTTACTTGAATAGGCTTTAACTACACCTGTGGTATCAAAATAGCCACTAGTAGAGACAGAAGGAATAGACTTTGTATTCAACACTGTAGATGATGCCTGTTGAGCAAAAGAAGATAACTCCTGAGCAATAGATGATAGTCCACCGTTCATAAGTGCATCCATATCAAAACCGAAGTATTCACCTACATACCTGAACAATTGCAACGCTCGCTGACGGAACTGCTCAAGCGGGATAATAACTTCCGCTTTGCCACCTTCACCGACTGTAGCTAAATGTTCATGGTTAATGATTCCACCTTTTTCGTATTTACGTCTGCCCCTTGGGCCCCAGCCTCGCGCTCCCCTCGGGT